CGCAAGGAGGCCCCGGCCGAAGGCCCAGGATGCTAACGCTTGATAAGCTCTTTATAACTTCAAGGTTTGAGGGGCTAATCTATTCTTTAAAGAATAAAGTGCCCACCATATTATACGGCGAATATAAGAACCTAAAACATAAATTTTTGCTTGAACCTTTTAATGCACCCTTTTTCGTAGATCTACAGGACAGGGACCTAGTTGTCGATGGCGAACATGTTAGTACCCTCGGCAGCATTGAAGAGGCACAGAATCAAGTTATAATCAATATGGGATTGAAGGGCCTCACCCCATTCTCGGAACCGTTAAAGGAACTTTATGTCCTTGACGATATATTGCTACTCACGTTTGACAACATTGGCTCATTTGATGTATCATTTAAAGAACTGATTGTTACCGAAGAAGTCAAAATTATTGGGGCTGATTTAAAATCGACGGAAATAAGTAGTTCACTTATAATTGATTATTTTAAATCAGAAAAGCTGCGTAGTTTAAAGGACGATATTCTATTTCCCAAGGATAATATCTTGAAACAGATATATTTTTGGAAGGAAAAGAACATTGTGATATCAATTTCGGAAGCGGTTGACACGAGCGATTTTGACGCTTCCTGGATTCCGCTAAAGTATAAAATAATAAAAAATATGTTTGAGGCTTCTGGGCAGAAACTCCGCCTGTGGCCCATCAGGAGAGAGGTAGAGGAGAGGGTGAAGTACATTTATGAAGAGGAACCAAGTATTACTATATTTGATGATATAAAATGTCTGAAACATTTAGGAATATAGCCGGGTGTATACCGGTTGAAGGCAAGAAACTTTTTAATTTTGCATGGCATGATTGTTTCTTGCCAGTCGGGGACGGGATCACGGCTCTAGAGCGCAGCCTCTACGACTGCGCATACGCAGGGTGCAGTAGTATATGGATAACGTGTCCGTATGATATACTTCCGTTCATTAAAAAAATGATTGGCGACTTTATAACAGATCCGATCTATAGGATGGAAATATTCGAGAACTACAACACGAAGCGGATTCCCGTGTATTATGTTCCATTGCGAGTTTTGGACTATGACAGGAAAGAGAGCCTGGGGTGGTCAGTAATCAACTCTGCGATGTGGGCTAAAAAGGTTACGTCGAAGTTCAGTGAACACCTTATACCTAGAAAGTTTTTTGTTTCTGTGCCTTACGGAATACATGATCCAGAGATACTAAAAGAATACAGGGGGCAGTTTGCGAGCAAAACGAATGTTGTAATTGAACATAACGAGGAGAGCGTATTTTCGGGTGCATATCTTCCATTCACGTTTGACTCGAAAGATTTTGAAGAGGTTCTCTCTAGCACGAAGGAAAAAATCAAAAAGCGATTTGATAAGTGTGCGTATGTACCCGTGAGCGAACATATTTTTGCGAAGGACCTGCCGTTTGACGAGTTTTTTGAGTGTCTCCGGGGAAAAGAACATTGCACGCAGGTCACCCCATGGTATTATAAAGCGGACTCGTGGAAAGGATACCAGCGGTATACGAGCACGGAGCATACGCTCGACTTAAAGAAGCTGGAATTTGGGAAGGTGGATCGAATTGAAGAGGAAAGAATCGAAGATTAAATTCGTTGGTCTGCATGGACACACCACTATTGGCTCTCCTGGGGATGCCATAGGATATCCAGATGAGCACATGGATTTCGCATGGGAGAACGGAATGGATGCCCTGGCTACCACAGACCACGGCACAATGAATGCGTTGTCATATCAAGTTCTGCATGCAAAAAAGATGGCAGAAAAAGGGAAAGAGTTTAAACCTATTTTTGGTGTCGAAGCGTATTTCATAAACTCAGTTGACAATTGGAAAGACCTATACGAAGAAACGAAAAAAAATAAAACGAAGATTAAGAAGTCGGATGAAAAAGCCGAATTGATTGAAAACGAGGAAGAGACCAAGGGCCGAACAAAATTCAATCCCCTTAACGAAAGAAGCCATCTTGTGCTCTTGGCACAAAATGAAGTTGGTCTCAAAAACCTGTTTCAGGTTGTCTCTAAGTCATATGGGGATGACAATTTTTATCGGTATCCTAGAGTTGATTTTGATCTCCTAAAAGAACACAACGAAGGCATTATTGTTTCAACTGCCTGTCTGGGTTCTTATTTAATGAAGCCTGTCTGGGAAGCCGGAGAGGATTTTAACGATACGATTGTTTTTGAGCAAATCCTGTCCCGCGCGGAGGAATTCAAGTCTATCTTTGGCGATAGGTTTTTCCTGGAGCTTCAATGGAATGCAATTAAGCAGCAACATGTATTAAACAAATACCTCGTTAGAGCATCAAAAGAACTAAACACCCCCCTTATTTCGACCGCAGACTCACATTATCCAAGGCCAGACCTGTGGAAAGATCGAATTCTTTATAAGAAGCTGGCATGGCTGAGCAAGGGAGGTGGAGAGAATAGCTTGCCCGGGACGATCGAAGAAGTGGGGTACGAACTATATCCCAAGAACGGTGACCAGATGTGGGATAGTTATAAGGATTACTCTAAGGTTTTTAATATCGAATATGACGATGATCTGATTCTAGAGTCAATTGAAAGAACGCACGATATCGCGTTTGATATGATTGGGGATTTTACTCCTGATACATCGATTAAATTGCCATCTTTCGTTGTACCGGAAGGAAAAACCCCAGACAGGGCCTTGGCCGAGTTCTGCATTGAAGGGCTTCGCACTAAGGGGTTGCATAAGAACAAGGAATATATTGACAGACTTAAGTTTGAATTGAATGTAATTGGAGATAGGGATTTCTCAAAGTACTTCCTTACCATGAAAGTCTTGGCAGACAAGGGCGCTGAAAGAGGGCTCTCCGGTCCGGGCAGAGGCTCTGCTGCCGGTGCGCTGGTGGCGTATGTTTTGGGGATAACGCAAGTTGATCCGATTAAGTGGAGTCTTCAGTTCGAGAGGTTTTTGAGGCCGTCGGATGACGGGTACCCTGATATAGATTTCGACGTTTCGGGCCCTCACGATCTTAAGGAGCATCTTGCGAATGAGTGGGGTAAGAATGCGATTGTTCCCATTTCGAATTTTAACACTCTCAAGTTGAGGAGCCTGATTAAAGACATTTCAAAGTTTTATGAGATCCCCTTTAAAGAAGTAAACGACGTAACAAGCGTCATGGTGTCGGAAGCCACCCCGGAGGCAAAAAGAGTCCACGGGATTACGGCGGGGGTATATATTCCTACGTTTGAAGAAACAAAAGAATATAGCGCAAGCCTAAAACAGTTTCTCAGGGAGTACCCAGAAGTAGAGGTACACATTAATAATCTCCACGGGCAGGTTCGGAGCTTAAGCCGTCATGCGGGCGGATGTGTTATAGCGGAGAACTTAGATCAACACATGCCTCTCATTAAGAGCGGAGGAGTTCTTCAAACGCCATGGACGGAAGGGCAAAATGTTCGACACCTTGAACCCCTGGGTTTTATCAAGTTTGATATCTTGGGTCTTAGCACGATTGAAATGATTCAAGATGCGATTAGGCAAGTGCTTATAAGACATTTTGGTAATGAAAGGCCTGTCTTCTCTGATGTTAAGAATTTTTATGATAGGTTCCTACACCCGGACACCATTAATTTTGATAATCAAGACATATATGAAGGGATATATCATTCTGATGAAAAGTGGTTTTCCATATTCCAGTTTACTGAACCGGGGGTACAATCATTTTGTCAGAGGGCTAAGCCGCGCTCTCTGGAAGATTTGGCAATGATTACAAGTGTATACCGACCGGGACCTCTAGGAATGGGTGTTGATAAGAAGATTCTGGCGGTTCGCTCTGGTGAGATTGAGGCTAGGCCATTGCATCCATTGATTGAAGAGGAAACAAGAAACAGTTCTGGTTTTGTAGTGTATCAAGAGCAGATTGCAACGATTGCACACAAGCTGGGCGATAATATCTCTCTAGACGACGGTAATTTTATTAGAAAGCTTTTAACTAAAAAGGGAACCGGGAAGGAAGGGCTCCTAGAGGAATATCGAGAACGCTTCTTAAGAGGGTCGATTGCGAAAGGCATTCAGGAAGAGGATGCGGTCGAGATTTGGAAGACGCTGGAGGCATTTTCAAAATACGGGTTCAACAAGAGTCACGGCCTGGCCTATGCCATGATCTCGTATCAATGCGCGTGGCTGGCTTATTACTATCCCGTAGAGTGGCTTGCGGCATTCTTAGAAAAGAACAGTGATGATGATGAGAAGAAGCAAGTCGCTATTTCCAGAGTAAAGGCCGCAGGGTTCAAGGTGTCGCTTCCGAATATTGCGTCCTCGAAAGAGACATGGACAATTAGCGAGGACGGGACGGAACTGTTTCTTCCGTTGAATTCGATTAAGGGGTTCGGAGACAAGGCTGTTCGGGAGGTGCTTAACAGTGGCCCGTATAATACGATTGAAGACTTAATTTTTAATGAAGAAATAAGTTATAGGATCTTCAATAAAAGATGCTTAGATGTACTGGCAAGAAGCCATGCTTTAGATGATTTGGTCGATGAAAGGTTTAACTCTTTAAAGCATTTTTGGAAGTGTATCGCTGACGACCGGCCAAAGACCCCGAAGAAATTAGAAGAGAACATTGAGAAGTACGGAGATCTACCTCCGTTTACGAATGAAGAGAACATTGAAAATATTGTAACGCTAACCGGCATTTACCCCATAAGAAGGGTTCTATCCGATGCAGTATACGAGAAACTTCTCTCCATGCAAGTGCGGCCACTTGGAATGTACGATAAAGAGAAGCCTTTATGCTGGTTCATTATACGGGACATTGAAGAAAAGGCTACAAGGAAGGGGAAAAAGTACCTGATTATTAAAACGACGGACTCGACGTTTAAGAGCACTCAGATTAAGTGCTGGGGGTACAATCCGAATGACTGCGATATTGTCTCAAACAAGGTTTACATAGGAAAAGTTGACCATGATGAAAAGTGGGGATATTCAATAAACAAATTATGGAAAAACGTCAGATGCATATCCTGAAAACCGGCTTTAATATGAAGGGCTTGCCTAATTAAACCATGGCCAGGGTCAAACCGAATCGAAAAGCCGGTAAAAGGCATTATATCCCGTCGCAGAGGGGGTTTACGAAGGAGATGGAAAGTCTTATTCGCAAATCAGCACTCAAAGAAGGCCTTAACCCTGAATTCTTAAGGGCTGTGATAATGAGGGAAAGCTCTGGATATGAGAGATCTTTGTCAGAGACGGGGGCGCTTGGCATAGCGCAGTTTATGCCAGGTACCTGGAAGGGTGTAACCAAAAAATTATATGGCAAGTCCCTTCCCCTGAGAGATAGAACGGATGTTACAAAGGCGATCCCTGCGTCTGCCTTTTACCTTGCACGACTACAACGAAAGCTATCGGATCCCAGCGTCCGGACACTTCATAAAGAGGCTCCGGCTGTTCCTGTAGACTCTTGGAATAGATCGGATTGGAAATATATTTGGAGAGCGTATTTTTCTGGCTTTCACGGATTTATGAAAAGACGCGAGTGGAAAAACAAGACCGAGTTGCGCATTATGGAGATCTCATTGGCAAAGAGCCAGGTGGACCTTCACTCGCAGACTAGGGTTTTAGTTTTCGGAGACTCCGTTACTGCTGGTTATAACCAAATGGATGGAGCTAAGGAAACCTTTGAAAGAAGAGGGTGGGATGTTTTAGTATTGCCAAAAATTGGTGCAACCTCACAATTTTGGTACGAAACGCTCAAAGGACCAAAGACGGATAGGCAGAGAGAATTTAATGCAAAAATATCGGAGTTTAATCCCACTCACATAATAGCGGGCTCTATGGGCGGGAACGATTATATGCACGCAGTTGGCTCTCCCGAGAAGTGGGAAACGTATAAAGAATCTTACGTGAAGCCATTGATGGGATTGGTAACACAATGGGGAGGCTCGCCCCCTGCCGGCTCCAACGTTATAAGAAACGAGCACTTGTATGATGAATACAAGAAGAGAATAAACGACGAGTATAAAGAATTGGCAAGGAATAGTGGAATTCCTTATCATGATATGCGACAAGCAGTCCAGGATACCGGGATGAAAATCGATCCCGAAGGATGGCATTTCACTCCTAAGCAGTATAAGACGATGTGGTCGGAAAGGAGTAACTCGATTGATGCTTTGATTCGTGGCCATGCCCCCAAGAGCCTTCCGGGAGATGGGTTGCCGCCCTCCGACGCCCCGTTTAAGACACCGGAGAGAAAGCGAGAATATGAGGACTTGTTACAAGGCATTAAACAAAGAAGCGATCTCTTCCAGATAGAAAGAAAGAAGGCGGTTGAAAGAATACGAACATTATTGTCTGAAAATGCTTGATAAGAATTCCACAATAGAGTAAAACGATAGTGTTCACCAAGGAAGGTGCTGCGTGATAATAGAGTGTGCATGCCTTAGAGAGGGTGCTGTGTCCCCTAATCGGGCAAATCCGTCAGATGCGGGGATGGATGTGTTTTACAATCCGCCCGAAGGAAACTCAATAGAGATCCCTTCAAATGAAAACAGGATGCTTGAAACGGGGTTCAGCTTTGCTGTGCCGCATGGGTACATGCTACAAGTATGTAATCGCTCTAGCATGGCTGCTAAGAAAGAGTTGGTTGTTGGGGCACACATTGTGGACGCTGGCTACAGTGGGGAAGTTTTTATTGACCTACACAACATAGGTCGCTGGCCGTGTACGGTAGAGCCCGGGGATAAGATCGCGCAACTTGTGCTGGTTCCGGTTGTTCATTTCCGCCTTGCGGAGATAGAATCTGAGGACTTGTACTGGGATGAAGAGCCAATTGTTATTTCTAATCGTGGTGATGGGGCGCTAGGCTCCACGGGAGAGTAGTTGTGGATAGTGATACAATGGAATTAATGTTTAGTTCAAAGAGTCATGAATGGGGAACACCGGATAAATTATTTAAAAATTTAGACGACCAGTTTAATTTTACGCTGGATCCCTGCGCCAGTTCTTTGAACGCTAAGTGCGAGAAATTTTATACTGTTGAAGATGATGGGCTGTCTAAAAGCTGGAAAGGCGAAAGAGTGTTTTGTAATCCTCCGTATGGAAGAAAGATTGGCCACTGGGTAAAGAAGGCATATGAGGAGGCAAGACATCCGGGGACAACGGTGGTTCTTTTAATCCCGGCAAGAACTTCGACGAAATACTGGCACGATTACGTCATGTCGGCAGAGATGATTTATTTTGTTAGAGGCAGACTAAGTTTTACAAATAGTAAAACTGGAGAGGCAACAAATGCCGCGCCCTTTCCATCTGCCGTCGTAGTATTTAAGCATATGGGCGTGCCGCTAATAGGCAGCCTACAAGGGGACTTTAAGTGAGAGAGACAGTATGTTTTGATGATGTTTTACTGGTTCCAAAGTATAGCACGATTGAAAGCAGGGGAACGACGGACATCTCAGTTAGCATGAGTCCGTCAGTGGTACTCCAGTTGCCGGTGATAGCTGCGCCGATGGACACGGTCTGTGAAGAAGACATGGTAGCTGCAATGAATTCGGCTGGCGGCATGGGTATCGTACATAGATACAATACTATTGAGGAGCAGGTCGGCATTGTCAAGCTAGCGGCTGGCTTCGGTGCTGAAAATATCGGGGCCGCTGTAGGCGTGACGGGAGACTATGTAGAGAGAGCCACGGAACTTGTGTCTGCTGGAGCAAAGGTTATCTGTGTTGATATTGCACATGGTCATCATATATTGATGATGCGGGCCTTAAAGAGTTTGCGCGCCTGTCTTGGTAGTGATGCTCACATCATGGCTGGCAACGTTGCAACCCGAGAAGGATATGAAGAACTGAGCGATTGGGGAGCGGACAGTGTGCGCCTAGGAGTCGGCGGCGGCTCGATTTGCAGCACCAGATTGGTCTCAGGCCACGGAATTCCGACATTGCAATCGATACTAGATTGCGCTGAGTCGCCAAGGGATACTAAAATCATTGCTGATGGTGGTTTAAAAACAAGTGGTGACATTGTAAAGGCCCTGGCTGCTGGAGCAGATTTTGTTATACTTGGATCAATGCTGGCTGGTACGAAGCAGGCACCGGGTGATGTGTTCACTCGTAACGGCGGAAAGAAATACAAGGTGTATCGGGGCATGGCTTCCAGCGACGCACAGCAAGACTGGAGAGGGAAGACGTCTACGCCGGAAGGGGTATCCACAACCATCCCGTATAAGGGAGATGTTTTGGGTGTCCTAGGGGATGTCAGGGGCGGGATTGCGAGTGGGTTGTCGTACACGGGAGCTAGAACGATTGCCGAGTTGCAGGCCAAGTGTGAGTTTATTAGGCAGTCACGGGCGTCGCAACGGGAGAGCTTTACGCATATTTTACTATGACAAAAGATAAGAAAAAAATATCAACGACCATAACAAGAAAAAAAGAAGTCGACTTGTTAATTAAAATAGAATATGATCGGTTTACAAAGACAGAATTATTAAGGTGTCTAATCGATGCATATGTGGACGACGAGCCGAATGTTCGTGTCTTTATAAACGAGTATAAAAAGGCTAACAACAAGTCAAAAACCAAGGCAAGACAGGAAAAAGTAGATCAGCTAGAGAAGAAGAGGACAGAGATTAATAATCTTTACGGTTTGCCAAAAGAAGAGATAGAACAACTTTTCGATATTTTTGATAAAGATTTCCCTGATTAAAATAGAGTTTAGCAACTTAGAGCACTAATTATAAAGAAGAAAAGTGTAGGAGACACACGCATGAGTAAAACAAACAATCTTTTAAACGAGAACACGATCAAAAGATTCATGAAGCTCTCTAGTCTTAATGGATTTACGAATACGTTCTTGGACAAGGTAGATGAACTTGAAACTCTTCAAGAAGAGGACGCCGATGAGCGCCACACTCTAGATAGCGAGCCCGATGAGGAGGCTCCCGGCACGCCACAAGCAGAAGCTCTTGACGGCGAGGCCCAAGTTAAGGGACTAGAGCAAGTAGAAGAGAGTGTCTCCGTGGAAGCGGCTAAAGTACTAGCCGAGCAGCCCCTCCCGGAGGAGGAGGGGTTGGGCTTGCCTGAAGAAGAGCCCATGCCTGGCGAAGAGATGCCGATGGAAGCTGAAGATGTTCTGGGTGAGCCCGAGGCAGAGCTTGAGCCCATGGAAGAGGCTCCGGGTGCCGCCGCTGATGCTGAAGAAGGCAAGGTAGAGCAGTACATCGCAGACTTAGTAACCTATGCTGTCAATTCTGCAAATGATATGTTTGATCTCGGTCTAGAGCTTGACCTAGAGGAAGGCCCCGGTGAAGAGGCTCCTGAGGAAGCTGGCCTAGAAGGAGAACTGGGCGCGGAGTTAGGCGAAGAGCCCATGCCTGAAGAGGAAGCGCCTTTGGCTATCGACGAAGAGCCCTTACCTGAAGAGGAGATTCTTCCGGAAGGCAAGGCGGACGAAGTAAGTGATACTCTAGTAGATCAGGTACTTAAGCGAGTCACGAAAAGACTCCAGGAGATGGCTGCCACCCAGGCCGAATAGGGGGTAGCCAAATGTCCGAGTCCAAAAGAGCACTGAATATTTCAAAAGAAATATTTGAAGTCCTCAAGGAGCAGTCCGCTCCCCATCCACAGAAAGTGCCGGGGGAGTACGATATTGACTTCGCTACTTCTGAGGATCCCAAGTATGGCGTGGAAGTGCCAACTGGAGGAAAGCTTCCTGTCTTACCGATTGATAGCGGTGCTGTTGCGACGGGGGATCCCATAACTGCACGGGAGCTTGAAGAGCTTAAGAGCGTGGAAGACCCGTATCCCGGGTGGGATAACACACTGGCTCATTACTTTGGAATAGCTGAGCCCTGGGTATATCGGGGTGTGCCAAAACATTCAGACACAATAAGCCAGGGATGGAAACAATTCTTCGCGTCTTCGGTTGGCCGTGAAGATAACGACTTCTTAATGGACGAGTTGCACGGCAAGGGTTTCTCCACGTTTTGGGATAATACACTTGAAATGTTGGATCCGGCTAGTACGCTCAAGAAGACGGTCGGAGATATGACTGATTCTGAGTATAGAAGAGTAGTCACGGGAGTCCCCGAAAAGCCACCTGTATGGTTTATTAAATCATATAGAGAGGACGTGCTTCCCCTTGCACCGTATGAAATTGAAGGGGTAAAATATCGACCAATAGGAATGATAGGAGGCACGCCGCAGCAAAAAAGAACGGCTTCTTTTAATGAGATAAAAAAAGCCTGGGCACAACAAACGGCGAATCCGTGGAAATTTGGAGCGGATGAAGCTGGACAACCGACGGGAAAGCTAGCGCAGATACCGGGATTCTTAGCACAAGAGAACCTAATTGCGCCTCCAGAGAATTGGGACAGAGACCAGGCAGCGTGGCTGAGGTCAAAAGAAAGAAAAACCGCGCTGATCAACCTAGCGGAGAAAATAGCCTCCCAAAGCCCCGGAAATCTTAGTATCACGAAGGCGTGGGAAAAGAAGGAGATGATTATCCCCATGCTCGCAAGTATGGCGATAATGTATATCAATCCAGCCATTGCTTTTAAATATATAAAGTCAATTACGCCGGCCAGACCTAAAATTGGGCCTACCGCTGTTCCACCGGTCCGTCCTGGGCGAGGACTTGAACCGCAAATGTCTCTTGGTCTAAAACCCACAGAGGTACCGAGGTCTGGGCCGTTTAGGTTAGAGGCCCCTCCCCCAGCCCAGGCAGCCCGCCCGGTCGCGGCACAAAGGCAGGTTCAACATAAGGGACTTAGAAGGTGGGCACGCAAAGACATCAAGGAGTCTCCTCATAATGAAGCCCTGTTAAATGAACTTAAGAATTTAAGTGCAGGGAAGGCACCCAAGGGGACGTCTGGCACAGTAATATCTCAATTATATAATACGGGAGCCATATCAAAAGATGTTGCTGCCAATGCAGCGAAGGCTGCGCTTCATATGGTGGAAGATATATTTAGCACTGTTTCTCAGGCGGGCGTAGGAGGGGCTGCAATTAAGGCGGTGCGAAGTAAAAAAACGCTAAAATATATGGGACATGGCCTGATGGTGCTAGCACTATATAAACTAAATGAGTCAAATAACCCCTGGATTCGGAAAAGGATGATGAGCGGCGAGCCTGTTTTTATTAGCCGGAGGTACGCTGTTCGTGGTAGACCCGGGGGCGTAAAGGAATACAAGATACTAGCGCCTGACGTACAGGAGAGATTGGGTATTAATATAGCGATTCCTCTGACAGATGAGTTCACGCCCATGGAGGAAGAAGATACGCATAGAATGCTGAGAAGACTACAGAAGCAGTACGACTTGATTGAGCGATTTTAAACAATGACAAATAAGGACCAACGATATGGAAGGCGAAAATGGAGAGGGAGGAATAATAAATTCTCTAGTGGAACCAAGATTTACTGGCATCTATGATACTGTTGATGAGAAGAGTGCAAGAGAGGCCATAAATGAGCTTTTGTCATTTTTACATTTCTCAAAGAGCGACGAAGAAAGCGGTAACGCTTCTCCAATACCGGTTGAGTTTATAGTTTCGACTCACGGAGGAGTTGCTGTGGAGATGTTTGCAGTGTATGACGTTATGCGCCTTGTAAGGAACCATATGCCGCTGTGCACTTTCGGGGTGGGCAAGGTAATGTCGTCGGGGCTTCTGCTATTGGCGGCGGGAACCAAAGGGCAACGCATGATTGGAAAGAATACGCGCCTCATGTTTCATGATGTTGTGGCTTCGTCAGACGGGCACCTGTTTGAGATCGAAGACTCTCTTAAAGAGACAAAAAAAATTAAAGATGTATACCATGAATGCCTGGCTGCCGAGACCAATCTCACTCGCAAACAATTAAAAAGCTTGATAAATAGACGGAAGAATATATACTTCTCTGCTGAAGAAGCCGTCGAATGGGGCTTCGCTGATTTAATTGTTTAGGAGAAAAACATGGCTAAGAAAGCTAATGTAAAGAGAGAAGCTGGTGGAGTCAAAAAGACTAACCAGAGCGACAACCGGAAAACCAGCAAGTTCACCACTAGGACGCGAAAGAACAAGGGTCCATATAGGGGCCAAGGTCGGTAATGAGTTTATTTAAGATCCTATATAACAAGAGGTCGTCCAAAAAATACGGATGGTCGCCTTCTTGGTTAGGAATGACTGGGTTTAATGAAGACCTGATCAGCGCCATTACATGCTTTCAAAAACAGCATGGACTTGATACTGATGGCCTAGTCGGACCAGCCACACATAGGCGACTAGAGACCAACAGAGAGGCACACCAGAGGGTGCGGACGACGGGAATACTATGCAACGGAAAACATGTTCCGCTTGACTGGCGTTCAATGAAGATGGACCTCTTGAAGCCCGGAACGCACAAAGAAGTGAAGAACGAACGTGTCCCAACTATGATTGTTACACATTGGGACGCTGCGTTATCGGCTGCGTCTTGCAAGAAGATACTAGAAAAAAGAAACATATCCACTCATTTCGTTATAGATAACGATGGGACCATTTTTCAATTGCTTGACTGTAATCACATAGGGTGGCATGCTGGCAATAGAAAAGTAAACAAGGCTTCGATAGGTATTGATTTTAGCAATGCGTATTACACACGATACGGCACTACGTATGAGAAGCGCGGATTTGGCACGCGGCCAACCTTGACAGACAGCGTTGTGCATGGTAGAAAGCTAAAACCGCACCTTGGATATTATCCGGTGCAAATTGAAGCATACAAAAAACTAGTTCTAACATTATGTAGTTATTATGATATTGAGTTTAATTATCCGATGAGGGAAGATGGTACATTGCTGACAGGGGTCCATGATCCAGCGGTCAAAGCGAATTTTAATGGTGTTGTATGTCATTATCATTTAACAAGAAAGAAGATTGACACTGCTGGACTGCCTCTTGATACAATTATCAATGAGTTGAAGAATCAATAACCTACACTAGCGAGGATAAAATGGATGATTTTCCACGTAGGACTGGAAATCCGAATAGCAGGTGGTCTAAGGATGAGATCGAAGCAGCAATTCAGCTTCTAGAACTTAGCGAGACCGTAATGGAAGCGGCGGAGAGGATCGGCGTCAGCGCTAGCTCTCTAAGGGATGCATTTAGAAGGCGCGGTTTGCCATCTCCGTCTTGTTTTCTGGAGACAACTGCCGTGTGGGGTCACGGGATAGCGGCAACGCCCACTAAGCGAGAGCTATCCTGGAAGAAACACCTTGTTATTCCGGACAGCCACGCAAAACCCGGAGTATCGAACGAGAGGTATGAGTGGCTGGGTCATTTCATCGTTGAGCATCGGCCAGACGTTGTAATCAATATTGGCGACATGGCAGACATGGAGAGTCTTTCTAGTTATGATCGAGGCAAGAAAACATTCGAGGGTAGGCGGTACAAGAAGGATATTGATTCTGTAATCGATGCCCAGAAGAAGTTCTTCGAGCCTATCAATAAATTGAATGAAGAATTAGAGGCTCAAGGAAAACCCTTGTACAAGCCTCGCTTTATAATGACGCTTGGTAATCATGAGAATAGAATTAATCGAGTCGTAAATGACACTCCCGAGCTTGATGGGATCCTTTCTATTGGCGACTTGCAATATGAAGAGTTTGGATGGGAAGTCTATCCATACATGGATCGGGTCGTTGTAGATGGTATTGCTTACGCACATTGTTTTGCAAGTGGGGTCATGAATCGTCCAATCGGAGGAGAGCACGCCGCTGCTTCACTAGTAAAGAAACATTATATGTCGTGCACTGCGGGCCACTCGCACCTGAGAGACTTTGCGGAGAGGACCAGAGCAGACGGGGTGAAGATTCAAGGGCTTGTCACGGGCTGCTACTTTGAGCACACGGAAGAGTACGCGTCAACTGCGAACTTGCTATGGTGGCGCGGTATTGTGCTCAAGCATCACGTTCAAGATGGACAGTACGAGCCACAGTTTGTTCCAATTGAAAGCTTAAGGTATCTTTATGGTCGCAAGAAGATATTGGGCGACAATGAAGAAGAGAAAACTAATTAATACATGGATGATAACCACAAGATAATAAACGAGTCTTGGAGGGACTTCAAGTCCCAAGCTCAGAGGCTAGATGAGATCACCCGACAAGAGATTGATTCTATCGCTGCTAGAGATGGGGATTTCCTTAACCATGCATACCGTACTGCGAACGAAATCGAAGCAGGCAGTATTAAACTGCTCGGTGTATCAGACGGGGAGTTGATTTTCTCCATTGGGCCGTTTGGAAATGGGCCACCGAGGATCCCGGGGCTAAACGCCAACTGGCGTAACAAGGTGGAGTCTGGCAAGTGGGACACTACACCCGGAACACCAGGCGGAGGCGCACCTTATACGCTAAGAGTTAAGTTCGTTGATTGGGACAAGGTTATGGACATGGATATGACACCCAGAGAAAAGGCGCTGGCTATGATCAAAAAGGACTCGCCGTACTCGGATGTACAATTGTACTGTAGTTGCCCTAGCTTCAAGTTCCATTACCAGTATGTGGCAAACCAACACGGGGCATCAATAGAACCGGAATCTCGGCCACCCGAGATTACTAATCCAGATCGCCGTGGTGTGGCGTGTAAGCATGCAAGAAGAATCAATACTGTTTATCCATTCTATTGGCCATTCATGGCCGGAAATATTTCAAACGGCAACTATGGATACACGGGGCCGATATATGTTCATAGGGGTGACTAATGAATGACACTCCTATGGAAAAAATATACTCTTCTCTGCTTATTTTAAACGCTATAAAGCATGTTGAATATGCGCTAGTGATTTCGGATCCAAATTGCGACCCGGAGTTTACAAAGACCTGCATCCAGGATTTAACAGAGATTGTTGAAGCCATCGATGAAGTGATTAAGTTTCTGCCTGAGATCACAGCGGACGAAGAGTATGATAAAGAAGTAAGGAAAGTGATTGAAACCGACCCACTGTTCGTTATAATAGAAGAACGACTTGGCAAGGGAATGCTGACTATAAACTAGAGGTTAAAATGGCGAAGATTATCGCATATGATCAAGAGTTGTTTGATAAATTATGTAGTGGAGTGAGCAAGCTATCCGACGCGGTATCGGTTACGCTTGGTCCACGAGGAAGAAACGTAATCCTTCAGAAGAGGAAGGGCGAGCCGATGGTCACCAAGGATGGTGTAACCGTAGCGGAGTTTTTTAGTGAGTCAGATCCCTTAGAGAACGTTGGCTCACTGATTGTTAAGCAGGCTTCGAGAAGGACGAACGCTGTTGCTGGAGACGGAACTACAACCGCGACGGTTCTAGCGAATGAGATCCTACGACAGGGACGCAAACTAGTTGAACAGTATCCTCCCGTGGAGCTTAAGAGAGGTATGGAAATCTGTCTTGACGAAATTATTTCCTGTGTGGATCGGAAGTCTACGCCGATCATATCTCTTAATCAAATTAAACAAATCGCTACTATCTCTGCAAATAATGATAAGGTTATTGGGGATCTGATTTGTACTGCGACAGAGCAAGTTGGAAAAAATGGGTCCCTGACAATCAAAGAGGCTCGCTCTCTTGAGACAAGCTTGGAGATTGTTGAAGGGTTGCGGCTGGAAGGCGGATACATATCTCAAGAATTTGTAAACGATGAGAGGAAGAATTTAGTTAAGCTTGAAGACTCCTTTGTTCTTGTTGCGAATAAGCGCCTTGAAAACTTGAATGAACTAATGCCCGTGCTTGAACTGGTGGCAAGGGACGGGCGACCCTTGGTTATATTTGCCGAGGGCGTTGAGGGCAAGCTTCTGGCTGCGCTGATAATGAACTCCATTAAGGGTTCCTTGAAGATTGCAGCCGTAAAGGTGCCGAATTATGGCGAAGAACGGAGGAACATACTTGAAGATGTGTCTCTGGCCACCGGGGCTCACTTCTTTACGGTAGACGGAGACAAGAGTATTTCGGCAATGGCGCTCTCGGATCTGGGCCTCGTTAAAAATATCGAGATTGGGAAAAATCACACTCTCATGGTCGATGGCAATGGCGATTACGAAGAGGTGGATAAGAAAATTGAACAACTCCGTTCAGAGATGGCACAGACAGACAATGACCGTGAGTTACTCAGATTACAAGAAAGGGTTGCGAGGCTTGCATCTAGTATCGGTATCATCTATGTCGGCGCAGCAACTGAGATTGAAATGGTAGAAAAGAAACACCGCATTGAAGATGCGCTGGAGGCCGTTAAGGCAGCACAAGCAGACGGAGTGGTTCCTGGTGGCGGCACGACACTCTTTAGGATTGCCCAGGGCCTAGACCCGGAGACACACACTGGGCTCTCTACGGAGGCAGAGAGGCAGGGATTTAAACTATTAAAAGAATCCGTCTGCGCTCCTATCACGAAGATCCTCCAGAACGCAGGCATCGGCCCCGAAGAAATTTTAACGAAGCTCGCCTGTGAACACTTGGATGATGAGAACGTTGGTTTCGATGTTATAAATGAAAAGTTTGTAGATATGATAGAATGTGGTATTATTGATCCTGCCAAGGTCACAAAAAGTGCCCTTACAAACGCTGTAAGCGCATCGGGCATACTGCTCACTACAAGTTGCGCGGTTATTGAAAAATAATAGGCTAAGCCGGCGTTAGAAACTATATATATTATGGATAATGAATCAGCAAACAATGGTTGGAATGAGTGGTCTAAGCACGTTCTATTAGAACTGAACAGGCTAAACGATCTTTATTCAGGCCTAACGGATGCACTACAAGAAAGAAATGACGCAATCAATAAAGAGATACAAGAGGTGAGAGTGGAGCTTGCGACTTTGAAGATCAAGGCGAGCTTGTGGGGCGCTACGGCAGGAATGGTTCCGGCCCTAATGGTTCTTGGTTCATTTCTTTTAGATTGATTGGGAAGGGCAACATGGCGGACTTTAAAATACAGGTTGTGGCTAGCGAGACAGAGGTAGATCGGTATATCAAGTGCTCAGCGGAGAGCGTGGTAGAGCGATTGAATGCGGCTATCCTTGCCGTGCAGGATTCGGTAGAGAACAAGACCTATGAGCAACAGTTAAGTATCCTTGCCGGGGTTCATAATAGCTTGGAACAAACAAAGGCGAGATTGACTAATCAATACGAGATCGTGCGCGATATTGTTTCGATTTTAACTCCGAAGCCAACTGAAGAGAAAGCAGCCCCCGAACAGCTTGAGTTAGATCTGGGAGATACAAATGAAGAAGTTTAAGATCTTTTCAAAGGGTGCGTGCCCTTACTGCGTAGCGGCTGTGCAACTATGCGAAGAAAAGGGCATCTCCTATGAGAAGATAAGTCTAGATGGAAGCCCTGAATTACTTTTAGAGATGAGCAATACTTATAAATGGAAGTCTGTTCCAATGATCGTAGAAGTTGCCGGAGGCGGTGAAAAATTCATTGGCGGATATACGGATCTAGTAGAATACCTTGGCTCAGGAAAAACCGTCCTTAAAGGGTAAAGATGTCTTCTCTACCGGAATTTGATTTTCAGGAATTCCTTAGAGCCGCCCCGCAGATTATGGAATGTAAGATTCCTATTCTTATGCGAGGCAGGCATGGCATAGGGAAGTCCGAGTTGGCGAGGCAGATAGGCAGCAAAATACTTGGGTTGCCTATTGTAGAGGTTCGCCTATCACAGATGGATACGGGAGACTTACTTGGATTACCCTATGTGGAGGGAGACAGGACGGTCTTCAAGCCAATGGACTGGTTTAAAAGAATTTGTGATGAGCCATGCCTTCTCCTCATGGATGAAATTGATCGCGCCATTAAGGAGCTTCGCCAGGGAGTGTTCCAATTGGCGGACAGCCGCTCTTTAAATGGCCGCAAGATACATGACGGCACCGTTATAATGGGAGCGTGCAATAGTGGGGTGAATAGCGATTTTTATGATGTAGGCCAGATGGACCCGGCAGAACTAAGCAGGTGGTCTGTCTGGGACCTTGCCCCGACGGTACGAGACTGGCTTATGTGGGGAAGAGAGGACGGGAACATACTTACGGTTATAACGGACTTTATCGCCAGTAACCCAGAACACCTTGAGTACAAGAATGAACATATATTTGATAAGATTCATCCAACGCGGAGAAGCTGGAAACGATTAAGCGATGTTTTGTCAGATTACGACTTTAATTTAATTAATTCGTCCCTGTTTTCTATTTCTAACTCTTTCGTTGGTGTCGAAGCCTCTTCTGCATTTGAAGAATTCGTTCAAAACAGGGGTGAACATATTACGATGGACCAATTGCTTGATGGAACGGCGTTTAGTATTGTGGAAAATTATAGTACTGTACAACACAGCAACGTAATTGACAGACTAGAAAAGGACGGCTGCTTAGAGTATAGCCTGAAGAAGGAAAAGTGTGAGAGCCTAGCGGAGTATAGTGGGTATCTTAGTAATGAACTGCTGATAAAATATTATCACATTATAATAAGATCAAACGAGCGAGTCATTAAGCATATCTTCAATTATAAAAAACAGAACAACAAGAGTTGGTTTGGCAACAAGGTGGCCGACGCCATCCTTGGCATATAAAAATGTATTCGCTGGATAAACATATTATCTCTCTCCTGAGAAGCGAACCCTTCTTTGCGGCTGTGTCCACTCAGGTGGAGAAGATAGCGAGCAAAACGGTGACTTCAACAATGGGGGTCAGATACAACAAGTCACTGGCTAGGTATGAACTGTACTATAACCCGGACTTTGTTAAAAATCTTTCTGACGATGAAGTAATTGGTATTTTAATGCACGAGTTTTATCACATAATCCTTTTGCATGTCACTTCTAGGGCAGACGAGGATAGGCATGCTAAGTGGAATATATGTACTGATTTAGCAATAAATTCTCTCATACCCAGAAGGATGCTGCCTGCGGCTGGACACTTCCCCGGAGAGGGAGCGTTCAAACATATTCCATCTGGCAAGTCTGCGGACTGGTACATGAACAATCTTGAGATCCCGGAGCGCCATGCAAAGTTCATACGAGAGCAGGCGGGCGATCATGGTGGATGGGCCGATAATGATGCGGTGTCAGATATTAAGGCTGAACAAAAGGCGCGGAACATATTAAAAAGTGCTTACGAACAATGCGAAGAGGATAGGGCCTGGGGTAGCGTTTCCGACGTGGCCTGCAAGAGACTAGAAAAAAATATCTATTTAACCAATGCACCGGAAAAAGCACTAAGATTCTTTATTCGCAATACAGTGCGCGGGGAAAGATCCAGCAGCATAAAGAAAATAAATAAACGGTACCCATATATTCATTCGGGAAAAAAATATTCCCGAGTCGCGAACATTGCTGTCGCGGTAGACCAGAGCAGGTCGGTTGATAATGAGCTACTTAAGCGCTTTTTTTCGTTCCTAGAGAAGCTGGCTCGCAAGACGGAGTTTACAGTTATTCCGTTCGATACTAAGGTTAACGAAAAGGATGTCTTTATCTGGAAAAAGGGCACAAAGATCAATTGGGAGCGTGCTTATGAGGGCGGTACTGATTTCAATTGCGTAGTAGAATACTTAAAAAAAAATAGATTTGACGGTGTTATCATGCTAACGGACTTATGCGGAGAAAAACCAAAGAATTCCCCGTGTAAGAGGATTTGGGTGACAAATGAGCTACAAAAAGGGGAGAGGTTTTTTGATATTGATGAGAAAATAATCTTTTTATGAGATAATTATATGACGTAACCGAATTAAAAAAATGATTAAAAAACGTCGGACAAAAACAACAAAACAAAAGAGGGCAAGAGCCGGATTTTTTCGTGGGGATTTGTTAAGATGGTATTTTGATGATGATAAAATTTTAGGACTCTATTTAGGCAGAAAAAAACAAAAACATATAGTCTATTTTATAGATGTATTTGCTAAGAAGAAAATGTTGAAGTATAGTTCGATTAAAGATTTGGCCCTGGAATGGAAAAAAGATTGACACCAGGGGTGTTTTGAGGTTTACTACTACGCATGAAGCCTGCGGGCACATTGCTATATTTAACAGGAGAAAAAAATGGCATTGGATTTTAAATCAGGAAGCAAGGACGTAAGTGTTCTTACCAAACGAGTTAGTCAACTAAGCGACGAAATTCATGTTCTCAGAGCGGAGCTAAAGACCTTCCAGGACAGAGTGCAGAAGGACATGGTGAGAGTAGTCGAACAACTTAATAGGAAGTAGCATGATTTGAAGAATATTCTAGAGTGGCTTAGGGATACCGCCGCAATGGCGCTGAGTGTGTCTTGCGCCTTTGGTCTCTCGTTGATATGTTTAACCGTAGTGCTTGCCGTTGAAGTGGTACTTGTGGCAGGCGGGGTATTTGGAAAGCTTAGAAGATGGGCATTAAGCGGATAGTCACAGAGAAAGTACAAGCAGCGGTGGAGCATTTTAAGGATGCCGCAAAGATTGCTGAGCTTGAATATTCTATACGCAAATTGCAGCGTGAAAACGATCTTTTAAGAGAGACGCATAAGGGATTAACCCTTAGGTTTGAAAAGGCGGAGCGAGCAATAAACGATTGCAGGAGGTGGATGGATGAAGGAGTATAGGATTGATCACGTAAAGCGTGGGTGTTATAATGTCATCCTAGTCGATGAGTCGAAGACTGCATCTGGACGCTATGAGTATCTAACTAACTTTAAAAACAAGAGAGCAGCGAATGCTTTCGTAAAGGCTCACCAGAGAGGGGAGGTTACTATTGATCCAGAGACTAAAGTCCCCACTCCGGATTTTGAATGATACATGAATTGGGAGACGACTCCGGCCAAGACGAGTATAGCTGTCGAGTGCGCTATATGCGATGATGTCTTTTACTCAGTAGATTTTGGGGAGAATCATTCGGCTGACGGATGTAGGTGTTCTAACGTCATTATATCGATTGCTCCTTTTGTGCCTCCATCGCACACCGGATACTATATTATGTTGAAGTGTGCCGATAGAGCAAACGTTAAAATATATGAAGTAGACCGAGAAACAAGGAAACAACTGGAACCATATAAAGAGTATTGATATGCTCCCGTAGTCTAATGGAAGGGCAGCGGTCTTCTAAGCCGTGATTTTTTTGCAGGTTCGAGTCCTGCCGGGAGTACCATATAAAAGAAAGTAGTTTTCTCTCCCCTTAGCTTAACAGTAAAGCCCTGGATCGTAACCGGGAAGATGTGGGTATCGAATCCCACAGGGGAGTCCTTTTGTTGCCCGAACGGGACAACGGGGGTATTTTAGACAACAAGGCTGGTAAGGATGATACCTGAAAAACAAAAGAAGCTTGATGAGCTTGATGAGCTTGTTGCGTCGTATGTTAGAACAGGCAAGTTCAGACAGATCGGCATGCAAAGATTGACAATGACCACCTTCGTTTATAAGATGATAGAGATCCTAGCGGATGACGATGAACACAAGGAAGAATTAGTTGAACTATTTTCGGAGTTGTTAAATGTGTGACCCAACGGTAGCGTTTTTTGCGGGATGTGTTATAAGTTGTGTGCTGGTGATGGCCGGATGGGCCATGGGAGGCGACCAATGAAAGAGCCAACTGGACTAGACATGCTAGAGATAGCCCTAGATGAACTAGAGTGCTACGTTGATGATTGGTTGGAAGCCCCACCGGGCTCCGAAGTGTACACAATACGAGCACAATTTGATGAGGCCTATCGACTATTAAAAGAAGAAAGGCTTGCAAATAAACCCTGTGCGTGCTATCTGAATAACCAGAGGTTATCCCAGGAGGCAGGTGATGAAAGTCGATCTTGAGCTTGGTGATGTTTTAATTAAACGTGCGCACAATGGATGGATGGCCTTAACAATAAGTGAGGCAGATCCAACGTATGTTTTAACCGATGTATACTCTGATTCAGAGACAGATGAATTAGGTATTCATGAATCTCTAGCAGAGCTACTGTGGGATCATTTCTGTGCTTATTTCAGGAGCAAGTGGCATGGCGGCATTACTCTTAAAATAGAAGAAAAAGGACGAGAACATGACGATCAATAAAGGCTGGAAATACGCCATAGTAAAAATAGGCGAGGCAGACGGCAGTGACGTATGTGAACTCGTGGAGCTTTATCCGCTTGGTCCAAGTGGGGAATATAACACCTTTTGCAGGGCCCGCATGTGTAGCCTAGAAGACTTACATATGGCCACAAGAGATATCGAGCGCGACGGCACCAACTTGTGGTTTTGGGAGAACGGAGAATTTACATATGACGCAGAGGAGTCTTGGTGGGACTGGAAACGAAATAAACAAAGAGACGGGCTCGTGGGCGGCCAGCACATAGTAACGATTGAGCAGGCTGAAGGCACTGACGATTGCTTTGTTCCCATACCGGATGAACTGTTGGAAGAGCTAGACTGGGAAGAGGGAGATGAGATCCTTATTGAAGAAACAGAGATCTGTGAGCCTTGGGGCGAGCACAGAGGGTTCACTCTTGCCAACCTATCGAAACCGGAAGGACACTTATCGAAAAACACTAAAGATGAATTGTATAAAGAAGGGGTTTACAAAATAGCGGAGAGGCTTCATATGCACGCCAATGGCACCGGGGACATTTCACCCGATGATGAAAAGAAGTACCGGGCGTATTTACAATGGAGACTGGACACTTGGGAGACAACGGGAAATGAGTTTGATGCATATATGAAATGCCTCATTGAGACTGCTCTGGGAGGAGAAGTATGACTGAACCAATTAAAAGTGTGTACGAGAATCACGGCGATACAGTTGAAGTCTTGTGGACCAAGAAGTTCAAGACAGGGTATATCCTCCAGAAGGAACGCGTAACCAGCTACCGCAATGACAACAAGCCCCTGGACATGACGGTTGCCTATAATCATGATGGAGATTATATGGGCGGTAGCAAAGATGCGCACTTCCTGTGTAACAAATGCGGCATCAAGCCGGAACTTATTGACAACGGGTCGAGTGTCTGCTCTATTGGGTTCAATGAGGAGGAGCAGAAATGGTATGGGTGGTCCCATCGAGCCATGTATGGATTCGGTGTAGGTTCCGAAGTTAAGGTTGGAGACTGCGGGTTCACTCCCAAGAACGAAGACGAGTTCCTTAAAGATTGCCATAATTTTTGGGGATATCTCGATGGACATAAAAGGAATATAACTTCTGAGCATGGAGAGATCATACCTGGGGGTGCCAAGGGTGTGTGGACACGCTGGATATACTCTGACGACGAGCCTAATGAAGAAAGGCGTGGTCAAGAGGGCGCAGTATTCTCTGATTATCCTGAAGACTGGGGTCGGGGAGAGTGGAAGGCCGAGACGCTTGAGGACGCCAAACAAATGGCAATTGACTTTTCGAATGGGGTGTCATAAGTGGGAACTAATTATTACGCTAAATATAATATCTGCGAGCACTGTCACAGAGGGGATGATTACAACACTTTCCATATTGGAAAGAGTTCGAGTGGCTGGATGTTTAGCTTGCACGTCGTAGAGCGTGATGACTGGAATGATGAGTTCTATGAATGTGCAACGCCGAGGTCGCTTGTTACTTGGAAAGAGTTCTTGGAGAAACCCGAAGTAGCAATCTTTAATGAATATGGAGAGCAGGTGCCTTGCGAAGAAATGATAGAGCGCATTACACAGCGGAAGCCTCACACCGGGAGGGCTTTGCGAAGACATGAACTTGATGGCGAACATTGTATTGAACATGGTGAGGGTACTTGGGATCTGATCACAGGAGAATTTTCATGAATATCGCTGGCTATGCATATACTAAGGGTGAAGAGAAGAAGCACCAAGAGAACATAGATAGGTACGGGGAAATTAAGCACCTTGTATCGAGGATACACCTTCAGAAGGTCTCCATGTATGCCAAGACGCAGTTTAAAGGCGAACTTCTTGATGAGGAATGTCAGGCGCTGTCAGAAAAGGATATTGCTCTTATAGCGGATTACGGTAACCTTTGCTTTGGAGGCCATTGCACTAAATCAGATGACGGCAAGAGCTTCTGGGGCGCTTACTATACGGATTAGAGATGACTGAAGAAATAAAAGACAACCAATTTTCTGTGAAGCATTTTCCAAAAATATCAATGGTCCAACTCCATATTAACAAACATGAGCCTGGAAAGGATGATTTTCCGGAGCATATTAATATTGTTAATTATCGTTGGGAGAAGAGGGAGGATGGCGAGTGGGAAGTAAACGTTGACACAAGGGCCTACAGGTAGGCTATGAATTTAGGGCTAGATTTCCATGATACGATTTCATATGAGCCGGAGTTTTTTGTCAAGCTCATTAAAAGTTGGCCTGGAGATGTGTTTATTGTTACGGGCACACCGCCGTCTAAGATCCAAGAAGTCGAAATGGCCCTGGAGAGCTTAGGGCTTGTACGATCTGACTTTAAGGATGTGCTGACTGGGTACGAATATGATAAAGCGGACATGAGTTTAGAGCATTTCAAACGAATGGCAAAACATAAACTAAAGCTATTGCAAGATAACAACATTCGCGTCTATTATGATGATAATCCCTTTTACGTTAATTACGTAAAGGACTACGGGATCCTCGCCTTGCAGCCCATTATGAGCAAACAATACCTACAAGAGTTTGAGCAGGCGGATCCTTTTTTCACATGCAACCTGCAAAAGAATCAGTTTGATTATTTAAAGGACTTGGAAGACACCGAGATGCTGAAGAAGTCACATATTGACGATGAGTTCATGGACGCTTGCTTGGATGATATGCTGGAGAATGAAGATGAGTGAAAGAAAGACACCACAAGAACAGTTGATTGAAAAATACCCTGAACTCCTTGAGCACGCCTGGCCTTCCGTAAATGACGGCTGGCTTCCCTTGCTTGACACTCTTTGTGGGATGATTGAACACTATGTCAAGTGGCAAGAGAAGGGCGGGGTTGTCATCGTTTCGGATTATGAAGAACCACCGGAAGAAGGCAAGTGGATGAACCGTTTCTTCTTTTCGCAGATTAAGGAAAAGTTCGCCAAAGGCCGCTTCTACTATTACGGCGGTGACGATTACATCAGGGGCCTTGTTGATATGGCCGAAGCGATAACTGGCCACACCTGCGAGAACTGTGGAAACCCCGGCAAAGAGCAACCAACCGGCTGGTTCAAAACACTATGCGACCCTTGCTTCAATGATTGGGACGACATCAGGAGCGCCAAGTGGGAAGTGGAAAAAGAGCGGCTCCTGAAGGAGAAAAGAGAAGATGGCATTTAGTTCGTACCATGATAGTATCGTAGACGACCTCAAAGAAATATTCGAAGAATACAGCCAGATGGAAGACAAGTTAGAGTGGATTTATGCCAACTTCACAACTATTGAGAATGAAACAAAGTGGCGAGAGTTTGAAGAAGAGTTTGATTGCAAGGTTTTATGCCCCCAATCGAAGAAAAGCAAGGGTAAGCAACAAACCACCACGACAGAGGAACGGCTCAAGGCGGCGGGATTTGAAGATGTGAGCGAAGACCAAAGAGCATGCAATAGGCTTTGCAATGAACTATACGGGGATAAAAAATGACTGAGAAAGAATTTTGCTATTGGCTCCGGGGATACTGGGAGCTTTCGACCGAGGATACATTGACAAAAGAACAAATTGGGGTTATAAAGGAACATCTACGAACGGTGTTCGACAAACGGACAACTCCAGAGGATATAATTATGCCTGGGATAACAGATCTTATTTGCTAAACGATATGACCAAAGAACAAATAGAACAGTTTTACGAGGATTACCGTCGCACGGTTGGTGAAGAATGTGCTCCCGACGAGATACACTGCTCCTGCGTCCCGCTTCTTCGGCTTGAGATCGAGACACTGAAAGAGAAAACGAAGGGACTTGAGAAAGAACGCGATATTCTTCTTCTTAGATCAAAAATACTTGAAACCCACTATCGGTCGGGGAACCCGGGTCTTTATGCCGAGGGAGAAGAACACATTATGCAATTGGAAAAAGCTGGAGCCGTAAAGGTAAAGATAAAAAGTGTCCAACCATTGACTTATTCTCTTGTTGGCGATGAGTTTATGGACGACTGTTTAGACAATATAACGAAAGACCACAGGCACGTTAAAGAAAACTGCGTTGCCTACCAAGAAGGCGGAATTGGCTGTCCTGACTGCTACTGCGACTCAACTTGTAAGGATGATAGCTGCCCTATCTGCGGCGGCAACACACCAGAAAGAATAGATGAGCAGATTACTTGGATGGAAAACACAATGAGGACAACAAGCCTTAAAACAATCTATCTTACAGAGGAAGAACTGAAGCAGGCAATAGCCAATTATATTAGAGATCGAGACGGCAAGCTTGGTCCAAATGGACTATACATGCACTTGACAAATAACAAGTGTACAATGGAGTGGGCCGACAAGGGTGAGTTTGTCATTTCTATTGATGGCGAAATAGAGGATTGAATACGGTTATTTGTAATAATTTATACTAATTACTGCGTAGAGCCCACTGAAGGTTCGGGAGATGCGCAATGCCGTTTACCAATCTAAAGAACAGAAACGCGACAGAGGGTGCTGATAGCGTTTATATTAAAGGCCCCACAACGGCATGACATGAATTGGTTGTGGCTTCTATGGAACCGGTTGTCCAGGGTAACTTTGTTCATGGGATCAACAACGATATCTTTGAACAACAGGTTACGCTTGACGGGACGGTGGCGACCAGCGCCTCCCTTGTTGTTTTGACAAGTGGTGTAACAAAAGACGCCACGGCGTTTGTTCAAACAAAAAGAAAGATCAAGCATGCCCCGGGCGAAGGCGGTGCCGTCCGGGGCGCTATGATTTATGGTAGCGCTTCCGCTGGGACCGTCCAATTTTTCGGTGCGGAAAATAGCGAAAATGCTTTCCTTATTGGTTATAGAAACCTGGACTTCGGCGCTCTACACGGCGTGGCAGGCAAGACAGAGATAAGGTCCCTACAGGTGACCGATCCCTGCGCCACTACAGAAATCACAGTGACCCTCTCGGGGGGATTCCTTGGTTGTGCCCGTTACGGGAGGCAACGATGTGACTCGAACAGCATACCAATTATCTATAGCGGATTATACTGGTGTCGGCTTAGGCTGGAACGCCGATGCTATCGGCGATAAGGTGTACTACTCGTCTTTGCGATCTAAAACCACGCTCACTGGCTCCTATACCGCCGCAGGGACTTCCTTTGCCGGAACATTCGCCCAGGTTCAGGCAGGCGTCAACAGAGACATTACATTTGTTAAACAAACTGATTTTAATCATGACCCATTGGACGACACTGGTCCCTCTGGCATGGTTCTAGACCCCGAAAAAATCAATAGTTATCAAGTCGAATATCAGCATGGCTGCGGAGATATACGTTATTCTATTTTAGATCCCCAAACCGGCGATCTGATTAAAATCCACGAATTTCAGTTTTCTAATTTTTTAGATAGAGTCGATTCCACCAACCCAATTTTCTCTGTTAAATCCCTGTGTTCAAACAATGGCGGGGCCACCGCCGCAACATTAAAATGCGTTCATATGTCTGCTTATTTAGAAGGTATAAACCCCATCCTTGACCCGCTTCATACCAAATATCATAATTTTGGTGAAATTCAGTCTGCCAATTCTGATTTTGCTAACGGGCCTTTTTTGGCATTAAAAGCTAATCGGACTTTCAACGGTGTCTCTTCGTTTGGTCAGGTGAGGCTACTGAGGCTGCATGCGTCTAACGATGTCAGCACCAGTGGATTGAGTGGCGTCATGACCATCGCCGTATATAAGAATCCGAAAATTAATGGTGATGTCGATTTTCAATGGTTTGATGAAACCAAAAGTAATGTTTCATACTCCTCTTTAACACCGGGCTCGGGAGATGGTGCCAACTCAATAGACATAGCTGATATGGAACCCATTTATGTTTTCAGCATAGGCGCGGACGGGGCGGCAGAGCAAGACATGGAACGCTTGAACCTATGTCTAAACGCTGGTTCTTACTATGTTTTCACACTGAAGACCACGAAAGGCCACCAGGCAGGGAATTTCTCTGCTACGTGGCTCGAAGAGCAATAAGCTTCTTGCGGATATTTGCAATGATTTATACTAGTTATTACACACACAGAGTGACATGTTTGGGTTGGGAACAAGACAAGATGCCTTTTGTCAACCTAAAATAAGGAAATGAATAATGCCGTCGAGCTTTAATTATGGACAAGGCCTGGGGAAAGTCGCCTCATACCAAGCGTCTGCACGTCCATTTTTGACCTCTTCACTGACGGTTCCGGTGTCTTCGGCCACGCCATTGATAGTTTCATTTAACCAGGTGTCAAGGTTTGTCGTGGTCACTAATACGTTATCTACAACAGATCCATCTTCTCCTTTAAGATTTGGCTTTTCGGAAGCAGGAGTCAAGGGAACAATAAATAATAATTTTGCTGTCTTGGACAATGGCGAGAGCTTTGAAGGGGAGTTCCGGGTTGTAAAAGTATTCCTCTTAAGTAATACAGCAGCCGAAAGCTCTGCCTCTGTAGTAGCTGGATTAACAAATATCCCCCATGGCCATTTGCAAGCTAACTGGTCTGGGTCACAAGGGGTTGGATAGCATAAGTTCCTTGACTTCGATGCCTGGGTAAGTTAAGATTTCGGCATGAGTCAGCTTGAACCAGAGCTAAGTCAATGCCCCCGCTGCAAGGCGGATCTCCAAGGGGAACCTATCCCAAGAGAAAGCCAAGAGTTCTACGGCGGGCATACACACTTTAGACGTGAGGTCCTGGTATCTTCCCGTGAGCATGACGTTGGTCTTTATTATAAGTGCCCTGACTGCCCAGGCGCGTGGCATCGATGGCCAAAGGACAGCCGGTATCATGCCATAGCTGAATCAGTTATGTCCAATTTGGAAACAACTGAATAATCAATGAAAGATAGACCGAATATTAAAATCATGAACGCCAGGGATAACGAGGAGGCTGGAATCGCCCTGCGTGCTGTCGGAGAGTTTAAAACAGACTTCAAAGACAGGAAGACAGGCCAGCATAATTTAGTTATCTTTACATATAGCTACGATAACCGAGATAGAAAGAGGCCACCTGATTTCACTGTAGGTGTATGGTGGACTGGCACCCGTAATATCACTGCCTGGGTTAACACCAGGGAGATTCATGTTGATGAGTAAACCCAATAGAAATTAAATGATTCGTATTTTCGTGCTTTTACTTTTATAAGTAGCTATTTATAGGGAAGCATACGACTGAACGTTTATTATAGACAGGGGGACGATTCAAATGCCTACAGTAAGAGAAAGAGCGATAGCTGATTTTGAAAACACCGTTAATCTTAAAGCCGCAACAAATGTAAGCGGGCTTTTAAAGGTAACGAATACCGCAGGACTACGTGACGCCAAGACCCTCCGAGCGGCAGGCACAGCCGGTGTCAATCCGACCGACATCTCTGCTACGGAACTATCAGTCAACACCCATTATAAATCAATCGCTGCCGCGACGGCGATGACGATTCCATCTGCTGCTGCGGGAGATATCGGTGATTTTATTACCGTTTTTTATGGCCTAGCGATTAATAACGCGGCTGCCCATACGTATACGACGACCACGGACACGGCTTTTGCGCTTGGATCCACTGCGGTTCGAGTCGGCGCAGTGGTTGCATCTGTTGGCGACTTGGCAGCCGCCTCCGATAATACTCTTACGATTACTGGAGCCACCAATGGTGACGGCGGAGCGGGTACAACTGTAAAGTTTGTAAATATGACCGGAGCCCTTAATGGCTGGGCCGTAGAAGCCGTTACTCTTAATCAGGGTAATGGCTCCTCAGCCGGTACGATTGCGTTCTCTAACGTCTAATAATTTGACAACGCGTACTAATTTGGTACAATGGCATAAACTACATGGGGAATCACTATGAAAGCTTACGCCATTGTGCCATTTTTTCTATTTGGATGCATGGGACACCCCCCTGACACCACGAATGATCTAGGCACCCCTGGTGTTAAAGTATCTGCTGTAAGTGATGTAGTAAATGATGTGCCCACGGAGTCGGAGCCGGAGACTCTTGAGGTCCTTGAGGTTCCCGTTGTTGATGTGCTGGATATTGCACCTGAGCAAGTGGAGCCTGAGCCTGAAGAGACATACCCGGAAGGACCGTATGCACTAGAGCTATTCGGCGTAATACCAAATATGAGCTTCTACGACCCCTGGGAAGACACTTGGATTGAATTATCGGACTACTTCTCACACGGGGAGCACAAAGCCCTTCTGATAGCCAGCAGCGCGGGCTGGTGTGGTCCTTGTCTTAAGGAGACGGCTGCTTTAATAGAGATATATGAGAAGTATCATGAGGATGGCTTAGAGATTGTTTATACAATGGGCAATACCAACATTATTGGTGATGCACCATTTGATAATGTGGAGCCGGGTTCGGCTGGATTTCATATTGATTTAGAATTCATGGAAGCTTGGGCAATGATGGCTTCTGACTTGGCAGACAAGAAGTTGAATTATAAACTCTATGCGGATCCCAATAGGGAATTCATTAAATACTTCCCTAACCACTCGTGGCCGTTGTCGATGCTGGTAACGACCAAAGATATGGGAATTAGACTAATCCAAGAGGGTTACTGGTCTGCCTTGATAGAGAACAAGATTATGCTGGTTCTTTATAACGATGTACCAACTATTCCATTTGAGTAAGGAGCATCTGTGGAGCATCTCAAAGAACGGCGTTGGGTTACTGGTGGCGGGGATGAGATAACATTCGAACAGATTGTTGAGCAGGTCGCGGCACACAGTGAGAAGAACGGCACCATATCAGTGGGGACGGATAGCTTCACCAGGAAAGGGATCTGTTATTTTGCAACTTCTATTTGTCTTTGTTTCGCTGATGACCAGATGGGCGGGCGCTTCTTTGTAAGCAAAAGCAAGATAAAGGCGAGCCGGTTCAAAAACGTTATTCAAAGGATTACTGTGGAGGTGGAGCGCTCTGTTCACATGGGGCTGCTTCTTTTGAGCCATTGCCCGCAGGTGTCGATTGAGTTGCACTTGGATGTGAGTGGTGCCGGGAAGGGAACAAAGACGAGTAGATTCTCTGATTCATTAATGGGATACGCAAAGGGAAGTGGCTTTGATTGCAAGATCAAGCCAGATGCCTATGCTGCAACAAGCGTGGCGAATAAGTACTCGAAGTGAAATGGGTAGAATGGGAACCCGCTTGCATGACCCCGATAATGGACGGGCCTATAGAACGGGTCCTCTTGCTCTTGATGATGTTGCTATTTGTCTTGCTTTTTTGTCTGATGTGTCTTATGGTGGTGGAAGATCCGGAAGATCGGAAGCCGGATAGTAAATGGCCGGAGATGGGAAGTGTTTCAATATACGAAGAAAAAGCACACAGGCGCAGAGAAGGTCTGGTGGAATTGCGTGTGTATTGGAGAAATACAAGTACGCATTACTGAGAGGCCCGGTATCGACTGGCAAGCACTCCGGGCCGACAAGACCCTGCGCCTGCCTCATAGCGAACGTTGGTGTCGTGCCTATACGGCACGCTTGACAAGCAACACCATGGTTGGTAGATTCGAGGACAAGGAAGAGGCGGCGAACGCGATCCTTGAGAGACACCGAGAATTGTTTAAAGAGGAGCAAACAGAAAATGAGTGAGCAGTGGACTGGGTGGACTAGGAATGTAATTGATGAATACAAGGACATTCCAACGGAACAAATTAAAGAGATCCTACAGTCCAAGGCGCACTCGTTCGCGGTTTTAATGGAGCAGTGGCAAGGCGACTTTAACTTCTCTACTCTGGTCAGGAATGCCAACGCGTTCAATGCTAAAGAAGTATTCTATCTTGGAAGAAAGAAGTGGGATCGTAGAGGAGCCGTTGGGACACACCACTACATCAACATTAATTATCTAGGCGATGATTCAGAGGGCATTGATAACCTCCTGAAATTAAAAGAGAAGTACCACATTGTTGCAATTGAAAACAACTCAGTCGATAGCAAGCGGCCATATAATCTAATCGATTACAAGTGGCCAAAAAATTCCCTGATGATTTTCGGAGAAGAAGGCCAGGGAGTATCGCCCCAGCTATTGGCGTTGGCAGACGACATAGTAGAAATCAAACAGTTCGGCTCAGTTAGGAGCCTTAACGTAGGAACGACCAGCGGGATTATAATGAATTCCTGGTGCGGGCAACATGCTTAAATTAATCAAGCTCGATATGGTTTCTCATGAGCTTGCCCGAGCGCATCTTGATATCGATTTTAATTTGGTGTTGAATAAAATCAATTGTTTCGGAGTGCCGGGTGCCCAGCATAATGTGGTGAAACCTCAAGTTGCCAGCGGAGACGATGCCGATAAGTGCCCCTCTTTCGTTTAGAATGGGCGAGCCTGAAGAGCCTGCCATAACTGGAACAGTATAAAGTGATTTCGTGCCATGTTCGTAGTGATTATACTCACCGCAGTAGCGGCCCTCAAGCAATGGGACCATTTCCCTTTGGAACAGGCCGCCTGGGGCAGCAATGTTATAAACGAGATCGCCGGGCGCAGGAGACTTTCTACTTAGTTTGAGAGGTTCGCCAATATAACCCCATACATGAAGTACACATAGGTCTTCATGATCTTCATAGGCTAGAACCTCTGCGTGATGTTTATTATAGTCGAGATCATAGACAAAGAAAGCGCGCTTCGACGTTTCATCAATTGGATAAACGGGGACGTTCATCCTTGGCTCAACGCCCTCCTTGCTACACACATGACCAGCAGTAATGATATAAGAACCGGACTTGGATCTTCCGACTATAGCCCCGGAGCCCTCGCCAGTAATTTGCGATTCGTAGCACTTAGAATAAATATCATTTGGGTCTGCTGGCGAGCATGTCATAGAGAAGACTTCATGCTGCACTTTGACAAAAGATTGTCTAGGCCACTCAAACGCCGCCCCTTTGTGCTTGATTGGTGTGGAACAAGACACCATTAAAAGAATACACACTAGAAAGAAAACAGCGGAAAACAAGAGATTTTTTGCGTATGCTAGCATCCTATAAGTAATTAGGGAGGCTTTGTGAAATTTTTCGTTGACAGTGCGGGATTAGCCTGTTATTCATACGAGGACAAGGAGAAATTGTATGGGGGACATATCATTGAGAGAGTTATTTGACGAATATCAAGAGCGCGAAAGACTCCGAGAGTCAGCGAGAGGTGAGAATGATGAGCATGATGATTATCTAGAGCACGATGAGTGTAGTGAGTATGAAGAAAGCTCTTTCAACGGAGAATAGAATGGATAGCTTGAAGTATATCTGGGTTATAAAATACAACCAGGTTTTGGGAGACGTTCTGTACGCGTGTAGCACAGGAGAGGTGGCACGAGAGAAGGTTTTGATGCTTGTAAACGAAAACCGACATCGGTTTAATGAGTATCCAGAAGACAGACCGACCGAAAACGACTTACAGTATTCTAGGATGGCTGATGACGAACTGCTTGGTTGGTGGTTTGAATACACCGAACTGGCCGAAGACATTAGTATAAAAAGAGTCCAACTGCTTAATTCAGCGGATGACGATAAGCCAGCCGAGGATGGTGAGGATTCCTTTGAAGACGATCCCTTTAAAGACGACTCCTTTGAGGAACTCTAATGGACATCAAACATTATCATGAGATGGTTAATGCGAAGAGCCCGGATGGGAAGTATATCCATCCTGCGTATAGGGTTGAAAGTGAAAGTTCGCAAACATACCACACACGAGGGGGTAAACGCAAAAGATTACTTCCAAGGATGCCCATTGGCCCCCCGGCAATTTTTACGAAAACACCTGTTGACAATGAGGGGTTTATGATCTACGATATGTTTGGAAGGCCGAAAAAGATATAGGCAAGCAAAGGAGTGGACTTATGTCCGGTGTATTATACAGCTAGAGAGAAAGCGATGGGGAATGGTCGAGTATATCACTTGGCAGCCATCCTCAGACGCGGAAAGAGTGTAGTCAAAATAGGTGAAAACACCTTCAAGACACACCCCAGGTTTGAGAGGGTATACCCCGACGGAACCAGCGGGAGCCACATGCACGCAGAAATGAACGTTATACGCTTTGCGAAGCCTGGCGATACCCTGGAAGTGCTTAGGTTCCTAAAGGGCGGTGGACGCGCAATGGCGAGGCCCTGTGAGCATTGTATGAGGTATATTAAGGAAGCTGGGATTAAAAAGATTCGTTACACCAATCGAAATGGCGATTGGGAAGAGTTTAAGGTAAGATGAAAGAAACCAATAAAAGGAGGGGGTGCTATGAAGAAAGTTCCTGAGGAACGAGCGATAACTATGGTGGGTGCACACCTGGGGTTATCACTTAAGAAGATTAATGAATTACTGGCACATGCTGGATTTGGGCCAATGAATAAGAATTCCTATAAGTCGGAAGTCCGTGACTATGCCCCGGCGATCTTTGGAGATAGCAGCAGCTATACTCTGGAGGAGCACATTTATAAGCCACGAGGCTGGTCGAAGGATGAATTGAACAGATGAACAAAGGAGGATGGCTAGGCATGAAGATTTTAGTACTAGCGGCCCTGCTGATGGCGGGGTGTGAAACGGTGTACCACCACAACACGGTTCATCAAGCCGATGTGGTGCATAATGACACGGCGGATGTTTCTGTTGAAGACGACACTGTGAATCTTTATTGTGAGCGAGTGTTTTGTGTGGGTGAATAATGTGGGGATGTGGCGGAATTTGGTATACGCGGTGGCCTCAAAAGCCTCTGAGACTTTGTTCTCGTGCCGGTTCGATCCCGGCCATCCCTACCAAATATCAAAGGAGGATTAGAATGTCTTGGATTACGACAGTAGTAGGAATATCTTGTATCTGGCTTGGATACAAAATCTTGGCCGATCGATTTGATTGGCATATAGAGCGTATCTGTGGAACTAAGCAGGATAAGAAGGATTAAAATGCCTTGGGCAGCAGCAATAGTAGGATTAGTCTGTATTTGGGTTGGCTATAGACTAACATTTAACAACTTAAAAGAAGCCAATAAAAACAAGGAGAATAACAATGAGTAACGTATACAGTTTTCAATTCGTTAATGAGGATGGAGAAGGCAAGCGAGTGTTCAAGGAGCACGCTGACACTCTTGATGAGGTGAGCGAGATTGCCAGTGGACACGCGGAGGCGCTTGGCGATGAGTGGCACATGGTCTCCATCCTTGACATGACCCATTTTTATGATAGGCTAGGTATGGATCCAGGGATGGTAGGGCTCGGAGGGAGCAATGAGTAACTCGCATTTGATTAGAACGTTTAAGTTTCTCTTGTGGGAGCCGGAGTCCGGTGACAGAAAGGTTGTTAAATCGGAGGCCATGACGTTTCCGGAAGCGGTAGGCGGCGCCTATATTGAACAGAAGGCGTTGATGTCTCGCACATCGAAGACCTATCGTATCGTGAACGCTGTGGACACAGCATATAGGCCACAAGACTGAACGAAGGACAATTGTTAATGGCCCGTAGCTCAGGGGTTAGAGCGCGATTCTTATAAAGTCGAAGCCGTGGGTTCAATTCCCACCGGGCCGACATTAATACGAAGAGGAAAGCATTTTGAACAATAACGCAACATCGAGCCTGGATATTTTTGTTGAAAAGTTATCGCAAAAAGGCTATCGTATGGAGGGAAAACATGTTGATGCCTTAAACACTCCATATTTAGTGGACACTGATTTAGAAGACAGGGTGATTGTTTTAAGCCCTATATGGACAGGTGACAACTGGACATATGAACACAGCGTCGGCAGAAAGTTTATTTATGGTGAATCGTTTATTCGGATGCTTCCGAATATGAATGGCAACAATTCTTACTTAGACAGAGAATTCTCTGAGGAATATTAAGGATAAAAAAATGAGTACCACTTGGAATGTTTGTTTGGAAGATGGTGTCTACGCCTTTTGCGTAACTAACTGTAACAATGAGAAAAACGCACGAAGCAAGGCCCGAATGTGGCTTGGGGTTGACAAACTCCCTTCGGGAACTATGGTATGGAGGTGGCCGGAAATTCCAGATGGTTATGATTACGAACACTAATTACAACATGGTTGAATTTGATCCAAAGCTTCGAGAGGAAGAGAACGAGAGGCTTAAGGATGAATTCCAAGATTCGCTGGTTGGCGTCATGAACTTCTTAAGTGATCGTGGTGAAATTGAACACATGCGAACACTAACCAAGCTGAACAAGATCTTTGTATCGTTGGTTGAAGAAAACCAGTATTTGGCGGAGAAGCTTGACGAGGCGGCGGCGTCCATGATAGCGTTTCAAGCCCAGGTGGTTATGAATAACCCCTTGAGCACCAAGAGGATCAAGAACTAATTGGAGAGAACGGTGAGGGTTTCATTCGCAAAAAAGAAGAAGGCGAAGCGACGAAGCCCTGCTGCTCGGTGGGATGCGGAGAACCGCACAAGCAACCGCGCAGGTCCGCACCACAACCGCGATCAAGATGTGGTCAAGAAGACACATAGAAAAGCGAAACACAAGAAGAAGATTAAAGAGGACTGGGATAAAGAATGACAGCCGTTGAAATATTCTGCAATCAACTTAAAATGATTGACAATCAAACTGACGCGGAGAGTACCGCATATCACTATCTGCCAACTGAATCAGTCTGGGTGGATGACCTTGGGTTTGTTTGCATTCAGAATAAAGAGACACGACAGCATGTTCGGCTGGGCCTTAGAGATGACGGCTCTTGGTGCACCATTAGCACCCCGTTCGCAGACTTGGTTGAAAAAGAAGGCGTCCCAATCCAGCGACACTTAGAAAGATTGTTTTTTAGTTAAAAGCGCTTGACAAGGCGTGGAATGTGTACTACGGTACGAGCAAGACACAAGGAGGAACCGTGTTTAAGCTTGATCTTGGAGCAAATGTTAGTATGACTTCTCTCAAGGGAACCTTTACGGCGACCTTTCCGCAGATGATTGAGAAGTTCGGCCCAGGAGCCGAGGGTGTAGATAAAGTAAGCAAAGAATGGGTATTCACCGATGAGCACAACAATGTGTTCACCGTATATGACTGGAAGTCAACTAGGCTTTACGATCCTGGCTATCCTGAACCAGCGGACCTGTGGGCAAGCAAGGATCCATATGAGTTTCATGTGGGCGGTCGCACCTGTTGTGATTCGTTTGTTAATTGGATTGCGGGAGAACTTGGGGTTGGTGACGGACAGGTGACGTTTGTTGTTGAATGGACTGAAAAGCATAGGACGCGGATAAGGGCGTCAAGTGGTGCGTCCGCCCTTGATACATTCTTGGAGATGGGCGATCTTCAGGAGGAGCACGACTACCCTTCCCTGACGTTTTGTGAAGTTGTGAACATTGATTTGATTAACGAGACCCACAAGATCAAGGAAGGGTTCCTGTTGGATCCTTCTCTCCCCGAGCCACAAGACAGCACGGGCACGACGGAGGCAGAGTAAGATGAGACTCCTTAAACCGATAGTGTGTAGCTTACCGTTTATCGGCGCGGCCTTTATGACCCACTTAGAACCTGCTGTGTTTATGCTCTGTTATTTTCTAACGGCTGGGTTTAGTGGGGGGATTTTACTTGGTGGTCATAAAACGAAAGGCGATGCATTCAGGGTAAATGATGCCGCATGGGCGCTTTGTTGGCCTCTCTTGTGGTGTGGCGCAATAAAAACGCTAGTCTATTCGGAAGAAATTGAGGGGTCGGAGTAAGTGGGGTTTTTTAGACCGTTGGCGTGCGCCCTGCCGATCATTTGTGCGGTAATCATGACCCACCTAGAGCCTGTTGTATTCGTACTTTGTTACTTTTTTATAGCTGGGTTTAGTGGGGGGATTTTGTCCAATGCTCGTAAGATGGCAGAGGAAGAGTTCAATAGCGAGGATACCGGTTGGGCGCTCTTTTGGCCTGTCCTGTGGAGCAGGACTTTAGAAGAACTTATCTATGACAAAGAGGAGTTTTAAGTGGGATACTATATTGAACATTGTGGCGGGAATATCACAATTAAAGAAGAATACTTCCAAGTCGCGGTAGACGGCGTGCGTGCCTTGATGACCAAGGTAGAGGAACAGGGCAGCGGCAAGGTTTCAAATGGGGAAGAGGTCCTAAGCTCCCATTACTCTTGGATAAGAACCGATAGTGTTATCAATGCCTTAGAGAAAAACGATCTGGTGGCCGCCTTGGCTGAGTGGAGATACGAATTCTATACGGACAAGGGCACGGGAGCCCTCGTTTTTAGTTACTTTAGAGGAGAGAAGTGGGGTGACGACGCCCAACTCTGGGAAGCTCTCGCCCCTGCTATTGACACCGGTTGTCATATCGAGTACCGTGGTGAGGATGGACACCACTGGCGCTACCTCTTCACCGATGGAAAGGTAAAGGAACAAAATGGAACAATCATTTGGGAGTAATAATGTCTGAATCAAATCATGGTAAATCTTGGTATAACGAAGCACGGTTTGCAACCTTTAAAGAAGCAGACAAGCTCCGCAAATCAATCCAGGCAAGGATTGATAAGTTAGAGGAATCCACTGGTCAGGTCAAAGTAAAGCGAATGGCGGACGATACATTTATTGTCAAGGTTCGCGGCTTGGAAAAAGAAAAGAAATCAAGGAAGAAGGGCAAGAACAAACGTAAGAAGGATTGATGAAGATTTATGCTATAATTGGAAAATCAGGCGAAGTCCTAGGCCAATTCATAGTGGAATCAGATGACAAAGCCCATGGGTGGGTGGAGCCGATTGGCTTTCATGAGTTGACACCCGGCGAAGTCTACGCTATAGTCGAAGAACGTCGTAGCCTGGGAGATAAGGTAGATTTCTTAGAGGTTAAAGATGGCGGGAAGGTTTCCTACCTTGAATTAATCAAAAAATAGGAGATGAAGATGCGCGTTTGTAACTTGGGAGTAGATAGCGGTCAGATGTCCATTGTTCCCTTTGGGGGTGCAGTTGATTTAACAAAATACAATCACATCGATGGAATCTTTGAACTGATTAAAGCAGCCCCCGGTGCTCGCGTCTGTGTGAGCGTAGAATACAATGATCAGGGCCGCGTTGCCAGGCTCTTCGCCAAGGTAGGGCGCTTTAGCAAGAGTGGTAATAGGGTGGGGAGCTTTGAAGCCTCAAACAGTGGAAAGGTCGTAATAGCGGACCCGTGTTATATTCTAAGTGGAGATTTTTATGGATTCAACGAAGAGGCTCCCAAGCCCGGATACGAAGCAGCTTGCCAATCAACCAACAACGAGCACGGAGCGGGCATGTTTGACACCGGGGATGGTATGGGTGCGTGTAGCTCTACTGGGTACGGTGATGGTTGTTATCCTCTTCGCGTTAGGCTGGATTCTAATGGTAATTTTACCGATCTCTCTATTGACTTCGTTGAAGAAGAGAATTATGATGATGATGAGGAAAATCGGTATGAGGTTTGATAAAAGCCGCTGGAATCCGCAAGAGGACTGCCCGGATGATACAATTTGTTATAACTGTGGAGATGAATTGAATGAAGAACGAATGGTGGATGATCATCCAGAGTTCCACGGCTTCTGTAGTGACAGGTGCCTTGAATCACTCCAAGTATAAGGCAACCAAAGAAGAACCAGAAGAAGCCAAGAAAGGACTAGACAAATGAGGTCGCACTTAAGTTAACTTCAGTGGTCAAGATTTTGTTTACGTTGGCTATATAAAACAACTAGCCAAGGAGCACCTGAACGATGCCGACAGAGTATGGAGCAAATGCATCAATATCTGGCTCGCTAACAGTCGATGGGGACATTTCCCTAGGCTCCGGCGATGACGATATAAACATGGATAATGATACTTTGTTTGTTGACGCTGACACCAACAGGGTGGGCATTGGAACAGACACACCTCATACTTCGCTTGCCGTAGTACATGATTACAATACGGTAGTCTTTGAAAGCCAAATATCGGATGGACAGGGCGGAGGAGAGATACTAAGGTATTCACCGGGAGCGGACGAAACCTTGACTCCTGGACAGCTTTATTATTTACATACTGATGGCACTTGGAATCAAGCTGATGCTTCTGCCGCTGCCACTGGGGCTAGTCAAATGCTAGGTGTTGGATTAGGCAGCGCTCGTAACCTTGGACTAGTGATCAAGGGTTTTGTACGAGTGCCTTCTACGGAGATAGACAATGTTCCTGCTGGGGGTGCTGTTGACGGACTGCCAGTGTATGTGTCGGAGACCAGCGGCCACTTTAATTTCGCTGCACCAATCACATCGGGCGCCTTTATTAGAGTTGTTGGATATGCTATTGATGATGCAACGGATGTTCTAATTTACTTTGATCCGGATTCATCATGGGTTGCGCTTCCCTGAGTTAGGATATTCACTGTCCGATGCGAGCGAAGCGATAGTCTGAAGGAGTTCAAATGAGAGTTCAAGTATATCGTAATCTTCACAAGGAATGCTGGTCTGTGGTTGCCTTGGAGGGTGAGCCAAAGGGCCGAGTGATTGGTCACTCGAAGTTCCTTGAATTAGAAGACGTTACGTTCGTAGTCCAGCCCGCTGGGCGCAAGCGAGTCCTAGAAGAGAAACGAAAGAATGTCCACGCTTTTGTAAGGGGTACAATGGTTCAACCCGAGTCGGGAGAGCTTTGGGAGAAGGTTAAGTATAATCCTTACAAGTACGAAACGTTTGTTGACATGGGCGGCGATCCTGTGTACGCTGCTGATAGTGTGTTTATGAATGTTGATGGCGGTGTTTACGCCCTGAACCCAAGAGGATAAAATGACTGAACACTTTAAAGTTCGTACATTTCACGGCCACCCCGACTTGGTTGCTCAACTTAGTTTGGATGCTAATGTAATTGATGTAACAGAAGACGAGAACCATGTTTCGATTAGCCTGACCAAGGATGAGGTTGCATCACTTGTCTCAGCGCTGAAGCGTGCTTCTCAAACTGTCGAACTAGAAAAGGTGGAGTCCGAACGGATTGATCGGGAAAAGAATGATCCTAAACATTGGGCAATCATTCAAAGTTTGGGGTGGGGGCGCTCCTATGATTATAATCGCATGAGCGACCAACTTTGTAATTCTCTTTCAAGAGAGGAGAGCAAGGCGCTGCGCTGTTTTGTAAACCGATTAATGAATCAATTATACGAAACCTTTAGGGTGTGGGAGGAGAAAACGAATAATCGACTTGATTGCGGGGATGACTCTTGGTCAGACCTGAGAGCCCATGTGATCGGCCTTGGAGAAGAAGAGTTTACTGCTGCACTGAGGGAGCCGCAACGCCTAGTCGATCGATACGAGGCGGAGTACGGTTCCAGGGAGGGATACAGGGAATCTTTTATGCATGCCCTGCCCTACGATAGTGATTACAATTAACACAAGGCAAGAGGGGAACAAAATGAGTGAGTTCTACGCAATTAAAGACAACGTTACTACCCAGACACTCTGCAAGTTTACTTGGAATAGTGATAGTCAATTTGCGGACTGGGAATACATACTGGACCACGGATGTACACTAGAGCCGATTAAAGAGTCTGCGAGGTTCGCTGACCGGCATGAGGCAAAGAGCGCTGTACTCAAACTAAATGAACTGTTTGAGTCACAAGGGGAGAAAGTCGATTTTTCTGTTGTCAAAGTGCAGAGCGCCATGGTAGAAGAGGCTATCACCATGTCACTGGTTGATCTCGGCTAGGACGCCAGGGAGGAGAAGACGATGAGTAGTTTTAAAGTAGAAGTAATGAACGGCCCCTTTGCGGTGAACCAGTTTAATGTAGATGCAGAGGATCACCTCGGTGCCCTCTGTTTGGCCCTGGATGCTGCGTCTAACTCGCCAAGCGAGCCGCTCTTGAGTCCGGGTGATAATTACCCTGAAGGCGCACGAAGCATTCAAATTGCAGTGTGGGAGGATCCCGACATGGAAGAGAATATTAGGCATCTGGAAAGAATCAAGGAGGCTGTTGATAAGGCCCTGTCCAAGCTCAAGGCTGGCGGCGAACTCACTGATTCACCGCACTGTAACGACCTCATCATGGCGTCGAACTTGCTTGACGACATCGCTCAAAACCTGTAGGGTTGTGTAAGTAAACAAGGACACCGGGAGAATGATGATGGCAACTGGAATTGAATGGTTCTTTCATACTGATATGCCGGAGAACACCGATCTGTTTGATCAGATTGTTTCAATGGTGTGTGTGTCTGAAAAAGAGAATGAAGGAGAAGAGTACACGGATATTGTAGGTCATCTAATTAGCGCCTATGGAGGGTGGGCTGACCTTAAGGGAGTCAAAGGTATTATTTACTTTGAAAGCAAGAAGGAAGCATATGATTACTTTCATTCGGAGTACCGTAAAGCCTTTGACCAAGTGTGTAGTTGGAGGAAGTCAGAGGACGACGACCCCTGGTGGCCCGCTGCGCTGCCCGAGGTCCCCTTCTTGCCGTCCACGGTACTCCGCTCGATTGCGGTCACGCTTGCAACGCGAGACGTGGCAGAGAGTAAGGCACGCGCTGAGTACGTCCAGAAAATGCAAACAGAACACGGAGACGACTGGTGGAAAAGAGCAAACTAAATAACAATGCCGTAATTACCTTCGATTCACTCATTGCAATGGGATGCAGTTTTAGCCCACTTGATTCATATCGAGATTTCTGTGAGGAAAACGGATTAATCGATAACAAGACAAGAGGGTTTAGAGGAGTCCAAGTTCTTGACGGGAATAATGTAATCAGCTCAAAGCAGTCAACGTATCCTTATCCGACTGAAGACTCTGGTGGCAAGCTGGCACGGGAGGAGATAGAAGGGGTTACTTGGACTAAAGCGTTTGTCCACGATGACCACGTTGTACTTGTTCCGTTCCTTGCATTGAACCATAGCCCAATGTCAATTAGAATTAAGAAGGACACGCCTGTTCGTCTTGTATTCTGGGAGAGAGAAGAAACAGTTGACAACGAGGACGACGGATGGCAAGATTCACGTTGTAGCCTAGCAACGCTCCACGAGCGAGACAGGAGAGGCGGGTGAGAGTGAGCCTAGGAGACGTTTTGCGGCTAGAGGGCAAGACCTTGCACGGGAAGAACCGCGTGAGGGAGCAGGGGGCCTTGTGGAAGGTGCTACGACAAGATAAGATGGGTAAGTTCTCTGTGTTTCCCGAGGGCACTGATTCTATTTGGTTAGAATCAACCAAAACGAAAGCATGGAGAATAATCAAAGAGAAGAGCGATGAGAACTTTAATGTTGTTGAAGTAATCTGCAATGAATAGTCTGGGTTGGTAATTCAATTGGCAGAATAGCAGACTCTTAATCTGAAGGTTGTGGGTTCAAGTCCCACCCGACCCACCATTCGTTTTCCCATTGACAAACTACTTATGGCTTGTTAACGTATCGACATGAACGCAAGTAGTGTTCATCAGGAGAAGAAGTTGTTTAAGAATATTGTTGAAACAGTGTGTACGCTTCACGAGAAGGATGGCAGCATTACTTCGATTGGCTTTTATGTGTACATGACTGTTACCACTGTGGCCCTTATGTTTCCATTGATTACTTTGCTGTAGGAGAACGAAATTGAAAAGCGATCCGAATAACTACTGGAGCAATACTTCGTTTGGACACCCGTTCGGCCTTTGGTCTCACTGTCCACGCGAAGTAAACAGTGAGGGCGAGACCGTTTACTCTGGTGGACTTCCATTGCCGGATGTTCCAGTTGCATGGGGAGCCCGTGCGATCCTGAACCCGCGACGTGATACCCCGATTGATCTATTGTGGGATCGCCAGACGATTTATTGTGAATCAAAGGCTTTGCGGAAGCCGTTCTGTCAATATTTGGATAATTATGTTATCCCGATTCTCCAGGCGAGGGCGAAGCAGGTGCTTTGGGGCACTCTGAATGAAAAAGACTACGGGGATGAAACAGCAGTCTCTAAGTCAAGTGAACCAGACAGGCGTGCGATGGATGGCACGGTAAATTGTACGTTTACTTTGTATGAGAATTATGCAATCAAGGTGCTGGCTAACACCAACGCTTCACATGGGTATCTTTATCTGATTGCTTTTCCTCAGTCGGAGTTCTTCCCAGAGAGTAACTACATTAAAGAGAACGAGGATCCCAATTTCAACTGGCGAACGGATGCTCGCTGGACTGGTCGGGATGAGTTTGCCACGCCCCCCAATCCTGGGGAGCGCGTCTACTCAGGAGGCTTTGAGGGAGTTGTGCTTAATCAGTTTGTTATGCACGGGTATAGGCACCTTTCTGTTATCTGTGATAAAGTGCCTGATGGCAATCTGAAGTATCTGAAGGAGGAGACTCGTTATTACGATTCAGTCAACCCCTCTGCGGATTGTTCAGATGATGATTGTTGGACCCGACGCGACAAGATTCTGAACGGACCCGGTTACGGCATTGAACTTTGGCCGAATGGAAAGAACCCCGGCTGTTACTTGGTTAATCTTACGGGTAACGAGCTAGAGTCCCTTGACAACGACGCACTTGCCGTATAGCATGGGTCAAGCACCACGAACAGGAGGCGACCGGTGGGTTATCGAAGCGAGTGGCAACTGCTGATTGCAGGCCCCGAGGACAAAGTAAATGAATTCACAAAATGGATGGAAGAGAAGAAAGGAGTCACCACAAAGCAATCACCCTATTCTTTTTCTGAGGAGTCTGTCTGGGCGGCGATTCTCGATGTACAACATAAAGAGAAAGAGCAACTCGATAAAAACACAATCGGGATTGCCTTTGGATACGACTCAACCAAGTGCTACCAGCCGTGGGACAGAGTGATTGATTGTATCTTTGAGAAGGCAGAGGAAGAGGAGTCAATTGAAGTAGCCTACGGTAGGCTCGGAGAGGACCCCGGCGACAATGACTTCAGGGACACGCAGGGACGACTGTACGTTTCTTTTGTCCAGAGCCTAACCCCTCCCTTCGACAACTATTGACATCTAGGCTCACGTCTGTATACTGATTGAGAACTAAGCGATGGAGGCTTGCAATGAGCAAGACAATCAAAGTGGGTGACGAGGTTAGCTGGCGCGGTTCTTTTGGTAATGATGAACCAAAGACAGTGAAGGTCATGAGTCTGGAAACAACCGTCTATCCTAGAGAGAAGTATGGGGAAGATGTGAATGAAGTAACCTGGGATCTGGTAAAAAAGAATCGGGTTAACTTCGGCCTGAGTTCTGGCAACTGGGCTTACTCTGAACAGGTTGCGCCGGTTGGACAGGACCCGAATCGCTACCACGGTCTCAGGCAGGTTTCGCGTAACGAATTCAAAGACCTGTTTGCTATCATGAATGGTACGAAGCAACCGTACTAAAAAGGAGTTGACAATGATTAATTCTACTGAATATAATCTGAACTCATACGAAACTCGCCTTGTAATTGATTTCTTTATGCATCACTTGAAAAGCGAGGAGAGGCATACGTTCATGTATCAGTTTCCTGTAATCTACAACAAGTTGTGCGGGAGACATATCATGGGAGTGATGAATCTGAAGAGCGAGAGTGTCTTTCAGGACGAGGAGGACGAGTAAAATGCAATCCACCAATAACCCAGGAAAGATGCCCGAGTGGCTCTATTACTGTGATCCAGTTGAACTGGCAACCCTGGCATACGGGACGGAGCCGACAGTAGTTGACATATTTGAAACCTTCTGGTATCTTCAGGTATGCCCAGTGGCCGAAGCGTAGGAGGACCACCATGCAGTTTACTAAGATTGTTCAAAGTATCAAGAGCCTTCGGGATTCAATCGAAGTGAACCATGGGGCTGGTAAGAGTGAGGCTGCGGTGCTTTTAGATAAAGCAATGAATACTGTGCTCGCTGCAAAGGAGTACCGCAAGGTAGAAACTAATCAAACAATGGGAACATGCATCTGGGGAACATGCCAGAGATGTTCTAACTGCAAAGAACAGAGAGGTTCAAGATGATCTACAAGTATGTAGTCACCTCAGACCCCGATGAGCATGGTCAAGACGTGCGTGTCTTTGATTGGTATAAAGACGCCAAGGACCTGGCGGCGACTGAGGGTAAGTGTGTGGTTGAATTGCACTATGAGTTTGTTGATTCAGAACTTGTATTTGACTACAGGGAAGAAGCCGGTAAGGAGTTGAAATGATTGAAGAAACACGAGTAGACATGGACAGGCCCGCAGTCAACTCCGATTCGTTTGAGTTGATTGGACCCGACTTGATTGATGAAATGTACTTTTCGGAGAGCCTTTGTGCTAGTCTTGGATTGCCTTATTTTGCAACCGAGGATGAGCGGGAGAATGGCTATTGGTCATTTTGTCCAGGCAAGGTATTCACGGATGCATATGGGTACGACACGCCGCATCGTAAGTTGATTGCTTATTACATTGTAAAGAATAAGCGAATCAACCTACGCCCTGTAGTGGCAAACGGGGACTCAGGCGACTTCCACTGTCCCGGTTGGTTTAAGTTGGTTGAGCATCATTCGTACTTCAGGGATCGCCCCTCCATCACCAGCCTGTGTGAATAGTTTAGTATTTGGCACTTGACGTATACTGAATCATTTGCTAACGTAGTTGAGAACTTCACAGGAGGCACCAAGTGTCTGAGTACACAACGAAAGAAGAAATCTCTCAACTAATCAAAGAGACGTTTGATGTGTGTGGCGAGTCGGATCTCTTTGATTGCACTAAGATCCAGTGGAACAGCCGGTTCACCCGACGCATGGGCGACGCCCGTTACAATCACTTTAAAGGCACTGGCCGGGTTCGGTTTAGTTCAGTTCTTTGGAACCGAGCAACCCCGGAGGAGCGACGAGAGACGATCATCCACGAGGCGTGTCACGTCGTCGCTGAGAGGCACGCTAGACGCCTTGGCCGCCGCACGGCAGGTCACGGGCCGATCTGGAAGCGGTACATGACCCAGGCGGGTGCCAAGGGCGACCGCTGCCACACTGTCAACCGGGATGGGTTGCGCCGGAAGGTCAGGCGGGTGCCGGCTTACTGTGATTGTAAAGAATGGCAGATCACAAAGACAAGGCAAACAAAGATGCTGAAGGGCTACCGCTACGGCTGCCCGGACTGCAAGGCTTCACTTAGTCTCAATGCGGCCCAAACAACTCGCTACTAAGCAGTTGACATGAACCTGAGTATCGGCTAGACTGATGCTCAGGTTCAGACAGGGAGTGACCAAATGAATCCTTTGCCAACTATTGAACAAGTGGAAGCCCTAGCGGCGAGAAAGAGAGAGTTGGCTTATATGAAAGAGGCCATGAGGATTCTTCGAGAGTCAGGACTTCTTTATTCACTTAGAGACAGGGAGCAGACAAATGAATTGCCGTAAATGTGACACCGAGATGGTTGAGGGGCAAGCGATGGTCCCGGTTTGGGGAAACAGACTAAACCGAATTAGGCGAGGAGTAACCACCTACCCAATCACGGCAGCCTTGCGGACTGTTTGTAAGTGTTCTAATTGTGGTCACTCTGTTTCGTTTGAAGGAATCATCTACGGGACCATCGAAGAGATCCCGGTGGTCACGAAGAGAGTAACCACAATAAACGTGCCCGTCTTGGAGGCCCGCTGATGTTTCGGTTCAAGAGAGCTAGAGAAAACGCGGTCAAAGAAGTAATCGAGTTAGGTTACGTCCGAGCGGTAGCGGAAGAAATAATTGACGTATACCTTGAGCACGGGGCACTCCAGGCGAAGGAGCGCTGGCCCTGCGAGTTTTCTCTGTTCAATGAAAGAAAAACAGCACTTGACATAATCGCAGAGAACAAGCTAAGGTTGTTCAAGTGGCAAACGGAAGAAGCCTTCAAGTGCGAAGGAGCGAAAGAGTGAATTTAGTTACACAAAAGGATCTGCACGAACTGATTGCTTTTTTGGCAGGCCCGACACCGATGTTCGTACCGATTCCAAAGGATACTCTACTTGTTCTAAGAGAGTGTCTAGAAATACTGAAAGATTCAAACATCTTGACCGGAAAGGAGACACACAATGCTTGAAACAACTGAAAGCAAGAAGCAGCGCCCGGATGATAGTACAATTGGAACCATGGCGGCGGACCTTGCCCTGTGGCTGGATGAACAGGTGGACGAGTGGTTCAACTCGAAAGACCTGAATAAAGAGTACGACATTTCAGGCGATTGGGTTATTCAAGCCCTCCATAGAGGCGTGGACAAGTGCAAGTGGGAACTCACGGACGAGAGTTCGTTTGAATCAGCTTTTCAGTGTGCCCTTGATGAGGCAGACGACGACGAGTGGGACGACGAAGACGATTGAGCTAGAGTGGAGAAGACAATCAAAACCTGTTCCCTGCTGCCCTCTGGCGCAACGGGGGGGCATCGGGGCAGTATCGGGACAGCTTGCGCTTGGACCCGGCTTCGTGGAGACGGCTGACACGGCCCGGATATAAACCGGTTCGTACAAGGGCAGCCGGAGTGAGTTCGATTCTCACCGGCAGGGAACAGGTTTTGATTGACATATACTGAATCATTTGCTAGGTTGAGAGCAGATGGACGCCAGAGGAGGCCCTAAGTGAAAGTGACCAATCTAAACGAAGCACCCGAGTACCAGGGCGAGCGAGAGGTCTACGGGTTTAGTGTATCTCAAATCCTTCACGCTTTGCGGACTCTGAGCCTGGAGGTTGACTGCGCGGAAAGAAGCAATCGGATGTTTCGTAGTGTGACGGATGAAGCGCTTGAACTATCTGAGAAGATCAACAAGTTGAACGAGGTTGCCCTCGTCAAGAACGTGGTTGAAAAGGAAAAGAAAGGATTGATCAAATCCAAGACCTATGTGATAACCGAGGATGAGTTCACAAGAGTCAGTTGACACATACTGAATCATTTGCTAGTGTGGTGACAGATGGCACGGAGGTCGCCCGGTGAAGAAGCTAACTGAAAAGCAAATGGATTATGCTGAGTCTCTGATCAAAGAGAACGGCAGGCTGATCCGCAAGTACGCACCGAACGGATTGCCTAATCACTTCAAAGTCGATCGCGCCTACAGAGCCCTGCGCTATACTACAAGTAAAACACGCACGGGTGTGATGGGGAAGGAAACCACAATTGATCGTTTGCTTAGAACCATTGAGCAAGTGAAGAAAGAAGAAGAAAGAACCCAACAAAAACGGGACGAGTTTAGGGCAATTGCAAATGAGTGCATCGCCCTGGGAGCCACGGCGGAAGAGGTCAAGGATTACTGTAAGCAGAACGTCTGCCAGTTGGTGAAAGACGCCGCTCAGGGGGGATACGAAAGCGCCGACTACTGCGACGGCTTCCCCGGACAATACTCTGATGCATATAAAACCGTAGCGCGAGACAAGCAGAACGCGCTGGGATTGTTTAGAGAGATTACCTACATTGAGCGCAACAAGGCGTTTACTCTGATTAGGCCTGACTGGTGGATTAGTGTAGTCAGGCAGTACAAGCGCACCCTTGAGGATCCCGAGAACGCGACAGAAAACGATTGACTTCTACGCTCAGTTTGATACTGTGAAGGAGTCAAACGGATAAAAGGGAGAGCGTCATGTATTACAAGTGTACACAATGCGGGAAGCAGATCGCTGCCGTGCCGGGTCGCATCCGACGGCACTACGAGGGATGCACGGGAATCAAGACAATCAAAGTAAAAGGAGCCCGATGATGCCAAGCCCGAACACCACGCCGAAAAGATGCAAGTGCCTTATTCAGCACGCGCTGACTCCCGAAGAGAGGAACACGGCAAAAGAACGATTGAACTATTCCCGTGAGGCCGGATGCCGACAGGGAATCGAGTTTGCTATGATTGCACTAACCGGCAACTGCCCTGCCAAAGAAAAAGGCAACTAAAGAAAAAAGGGCGGAAAAACAAAAAAGAGTCAGAAAAAAGAAAGGCGTTGACTTCTTCAAAAGGTTCGATTACTGTGAAGAAGAACCAACCGGGAGAGCCCCATGAGCACCTACCAGCACGACAACCCAATTGTTCTAAAGGTCCAGGCCGCAGCGGATAAGGACATCGAACTAAACCGCACGGGTCGGGTCACCGGTCTCCTGGGGATGGCCCACGAGGAGATCCAGAACGTTTCAGGTAGACTAAAGGAAATCGGCGAGTACGGAGCCCTGCCCGATGATGTTCTGAACACTCTGAACGCACTGGTTCAGCAGGTGGGGATCTGCCGGGGGATTTACCTGACCAGACTGAACGAGCGCCGCCGGGAGGACGAGGCCCAAGAGGCCGCCCAGGTGGATAGTGCAGTCAAAGGAAACCGGCCCACCCGTGAC